AAGAAAGAGCTCAATTAAAAAAGCATTAGTAAGAAAAAAAATAGTTAGCTAGTATATATGATATAAATGGCCGTAAAAAACAAGGCATACAATTATAGGTAGCGGAAGAACTATAGGAACTTAATAAAAAGCTTTCTGAAGGTATTGTATTGACTAAGAATAGCGAAGCTTATGAAAAAGAAAAAGCTCGTGTAATGAGCGATAAAACGCTTACACAAGCTCAAAAAGATGAATGGCTGGAGCTTAATTCTAAAGTATAGTATAAAGAAAAGTTTTATCAAATGCTAGATAAAGCTGCTAAAAAATATTACGGAGAAGAGTACGCAGCATTATAGGAACGTAGAAGAGCCATATTGTCTATGTTTCGAGAAGATTCTACTGGGGAAATAGATGCTAATAATCTGCCTCAAGGGACTAAAAATGCACTTAGCGCTATATCTCGTAGAATGACTCAAATAAGGAAACAAAAGAAAGCTTCTACTATTCCTGGGGAATATGAGTTTGATGAAATTGCAAAAACTGTTCCTACAAAATAGTGGTATGAAGATAAACGTAAGTTTTATGATTCATTGCTAAACGATGACCCAGAATCTGCACAACTATGGCTACAAGCTAATGCATATACTATTAAAAGCACGGATAGTAATGGTAGAGTAAGTATTAAAACAGTTCCTAAATCTTGGTATACTAAACTTGTTCCTAAGGATGAAAGTTTAATCGAAAGAGTACCTAATAATAATTGGTTAGAAGTATCTAAGGATAGCCCTTTTTATAATGAAGCCTATTATCGAGCTCAGGTAGATCACCCTGAATTAAAAGATGAATACTGGATTCCTAAGGAAGATAAATACGATTCCTCGGACAGATATAATAAAATTTAGAATAATCCAGAAGTTAAAGCATTATATGATGCTTTACTACAGACAATGGCTGAGGCTAATGCGGAATATACCAATTTAAGTAAAATATATCCTTATAGGACTCCACAAATATCTGGTAGCTTATACAGATATATTGGTGCTGAATGGAGAGCTTCTAAAGGTTTATATAAACTATCTGCTCCATTTAAAGGATTCTCTGAGTGGTTTAAAGATAAATTATCTGTACGTAATGACGATAAAGGATTTAATAAAGCCCTTAATAAACCGAATGGAGAAAGACTTAACCTTATACCATAGAACTATATTGCTAGATTAGACAATCCTGCTGTATTAAAAGCAGATGCTGTTGGCAGTGTAATAGAATATTATAGGTCTGCTAAGGAATGGAAATATAAAAAAGAAATTCAACCTAAAGTAGAGTTACTTAAATCTCATATATTAGGCAAAAAATACTTAGATAGAAGTGGATAGGTAAAAACGAATGAAACCAATGTAGCTAAGTTTGCAAAGGCCTTTATAGATATGAATCTTTATGATATTAAGAACCAAACTGTTACTATAAGCTACGGTAATAATAAAAGTGGTAAATTATTTGGTATAGTGCCTTATAAAGGTAGCATATTCAATCTTATTAACTATGATATAAGTAAACCAAGAGAAATAAATATTACTAAAATGTTAGCCATACTTAGAACTTTAGGTACAGTTAGAAACTTAGCATTAAATTTATGGTGCGCTCTTACAGGTGGTTTTACTGCATTAGACTCTCATATAGTTAATTCTTTAGTTTAGCGTTATTACAATCCAGTAGATGCATCTTATGCTTTTAAAGATATGATAAGCGATTTGGTAATAAATATACCAAATAAGCTTGGTATAACTTCATATACTCCTTTTATGACTAAGTGTATGGAATACTTTGAAGTTGGTGCTACAATGTAGTTAAATCCTACCAATAGGAATAAATTACTTAATATGACTAGTAAACATTGGGGTTTTGGTATATATACATTGCAAGATCATTTTGTTAAAGGCTAGATACTTGGTTCTATTATGCATAACTATAAGTTAGTTATAGATGAGAATGGTAATAGATAGTTTATGTCTAGAGAGGCATATAAGCAAAAATATGGATTAAAAGTGTTTAAACCCGGTGATGTTCTGGACTGGAACTTTGGAGATAAATTAACATTTAGAGATGCGATATAGTTTATAGGAGGAGAAATGGTAGCTAAAGATCCAGCAAATCAATCTGCAGTAGATGCTGTCAAAAATGAAATTGGATATTTAGCTAGATAGTTATCTCAATCTGCAGACGGACAATTAACAGATTTATAGAGATCTGTAATTCTTGCTAATGCGGCAGGATAGTTTGTCATGATGCATAGGTAGTATTTACCAGTTATTCTTCAAGAACGTTTTCTAATGAGTAGATAGCTAGATTATTAGACCAGAAGATATAAAGAAGCGGTTTTCTAGACTCCTTATAGAATATTTACTTAGGCTATAGAACATAATGAAAATATTCTATTAGCATTTAGAAGAGAGTTTTTAAGTGACCCAGTCTCTAGAGAAAATATAGCAAAGATTACGACAGAAATATCTTTGTGGCTTCTTATTACTCAATTACTACGACCTCTAATATCGAGCTCAGCGGATGATGATAAGAAAAATAAATTAAAATAGTTATTTGCTTATGTAATAGAGCGAACTTCTTTTGAAATTATGGCTCCTTATAATATATTTGATATAGCTAGAGCTGTTAAAAGTCCTTCTGCAATTATATCTTATATAGAAAATGTTACAGAAGTTATGTCTGCTCCAGCTAATATGTTATTTAATACTACAAGAAGTCTATTTAAAGAGGAAAGTTTTGATAGTAATAAAGTAATAAAAAGAGGAGCATATAAAGGTATGACTGAATTTGAAAGAGCTCTATGGAAACTTACTCCTTTTAAAAATTTATGGGAACTTAAAGATATTCAAAGTAAACGTAATTATTACTAGAAACAAATTTTAGGAGAATAAATAAAGGACCTATTTCACAATAGGTCCTTTTCATTTAATTTGTTTTTACATTCAAATATATCCTCATTATAAAACTGAGGCATATCTTTAACTAAATCACCCCAAAAAATAAAAATTAAAGCATAATCTTCTATAGTAAAACCAATATTACCATGTTCTTTATATTCCTCTATATTAATATCATCTATATAGAAAGTAAATATAATAAAATATTTACTATTAACGTATAGTAATTTCATACTATAATAATATTTAGTATTATTTAAAGATCCTTCTAAATCTTTAACCTGTTTTGCGTCTATATGTTTAAATACTAAATATATAAAACCCTTAGAGTATTCTCTATTTATAGCTGTATATAAGCCTATAAAACTTGAATGTTCTAAGGGTTTTCTATTTGGTAATACTCTTGGAGCTAATAAAATTAATCCATTACTCCATACCATCTATTTCTACTTCTGTAGGTTGATTTATATCTTCTTCATCAGTAAATTCTACTGTATCATACTTAGCAACAATTGCCCAATCTTCAGAACTCTTAGGATTATAATTCTTCAATTCCATCATTTTCGTAATATTTACGAGTATGGTCCCAATTACCTGTCTGATAATGATATGATAGTTCTGTTAAAGCTTTGACAATGAGGTCCTTACGACTATCTAACTCTAATTCGTTAAACATATTAAATACTCTCACTTCATTATTACCATTCGTTTGAATAGCAATAATATATGCTTCACAATCATAATCTGAAATATCAATTCCTTGATCTTTCATGTACCAACTAATTGCAAGCAAATAATAAGTTATCTGTCTATAATAATCAAACTCTTCTACAGAATGTTTAAAATTATAGACATCACTAGTTGTTTTTAAGTCGATTAAAATAATCTTCTTATTTATATGATCAAATATGCATCTATCAAGTAAAGATTTACAAGGTGCAATCCAATCATCGATAGGTAATTCCCAATTAATATGAAACTCATTATGAGATTCTACTCCAGGAATATCTTCTAATAACTCTTTCGCTTTCTTATGATTATCAATATTATTCTTAATATTTTTAAGCATATTTAAATCAGCAAAAGATATTACTTTACGATTATCTTTTTTACTTTGTAATGCTTTAATATAATTAGCATAACGATTACATAGCTCTGTAGCTTCTTTTAAGACGATTTCAGAGCTTTTTGAATTACTGTATGCAGATTTGTATGCAGCAATCTTTTTATCGTCCTCTATGAGTTCTAATGAATTAGCATAAATCTCACAGAAATCTTTTTGTTGTTTTACTTTAGGTACTTCATAATCAAGAATTACATAATCATTCCAGAAATCCTCTGGTTGTAATATATATTCATGAATCATAGTACCCCTTTCGAGCTGAGGAAGTTTTAATCCTTCCTCCTTTCCATCTATCATATCTCGATAGAAACGTGGTCCTTTCTTCAAGAACCAACCAATAGCAGAATTTGATATTCTCGTATTGTCTTCATAATACGGTTTATCAATTATCATTCTTACTTAATTCTATAGTTACTATTTTAGGTCTTTCTCTTTCAAGATAACTGTCAGTTAGTATACTACAATTATATTGATTTAAATGACCATATGATATACCATCATGCCAATGCCCAAAAAAATGATGCTTATACTTACCAAAACAGTAATGTTCAAGCTTTTCATTATAATTAGGATTTTCATGAGTAATAAGTATATCACAGTTTTGTATCTTTTCATATGGGCATATATACTCATCGTATTCATTCTGAATATCTTCAAATGCCCATGTTTGCCAATGTATAGGAGCTATCCAAGGAGTTCCATAAAAAGTTATTCCTTTATATTCATATAACTCATCAACAAGAAATACTACTTTATCATTAGTTAAAGTTGATATCTTAGTCTTAAAATCTTGCCAACTCAAATCCTTTACAATATCATTAATAAGATTTTCTATATAAATATCATGATTTCCTGGAACTACAATTACCTTTTTACACGGTAATTTGTCTACCCAATTGACAAAAGTAATAGACCAGAATTTATCTGATTCTTCGTTACTTCTCTGAGCAAGTAGATTTACTATATCTCCTGCTATACATAACACATCGCATTCTGGTATATTAATTAAATGACCATGTATATCACTTATTGCGCATATTCTCATGATATAAAGTTTTAGTTAGTTTATATATAATTATACTATAAAATAGTATCATTTCTTTAGTTTTTTTATTAACTCATCTACCTCCTTCTGATTATGAACTATATAGAAATTGACTCCTATATTATTACTATATAGGTAATATCTAAATAGTTTCTCTCTTAAAGGCCAAGCTTCATTAGGGTATCCTTTACATTCAATAACAAAGTTATCTCCTACAAAGTCAGGTAGATAAGTCATTGCTCTATACTTTTTATTATCAAAAGTAAAAGCTGGAAGCAGCTCATATCGATGCATCTCGTAATCTGCTATGATATTTGCTTCTTTCAGCTTTTTATAGGTATAAGTTTCAAGTTTACTACGAAATTTAATTCCATCATATTCATTTGGAGTTGCATTTCGTACTTTACTATTTAACTATTTTTTTCTTCTCATTAACCTTTATTTTTTTTGTACTATTAAATGTAATCCATTCATCCTTATTATATGCTTTTATAGTACTTTCTAATGTTACATCTTTATTATTGTATAGACTAATTACTCCAAATTTGAGTAATTTCCAATACCTTATAATATAAGCCATATTACTAGTAGACCGTAACCAGTTTATTATATAGTCTAATAAGAAAGTAGGTATATTATATATTACTAATAACCAAACTAATGGAATAGATAATATAAAACCAACTTTTTTAATAAATTTCTTCATATAACCAATTTTTAATAGTTTCAAATCCATTAAGCTTAACTGCATCAGATATATCTTTTGCTTTAAACTTTTTATGGACTAACATCCCTTCTAAGCCTGTTTTAAGGCTTATTTTACGAAGATATTTAACTCCAGCTGTATCTCTATCAAATAAGATAATTATACGTTTAAAACGCTTCTTAAGCTGGTTTAGAGCCTTATCTGGGATAAATGTAGACTCTGATGATGGGCTTATTGCTGGAATACCCATCTCATATAAACACATGACGTCTTTCATACTCTTTGTAATAATGAGTATATCTCCAGTTTTAGGTAACTGTTTAAACCCCTGAATGTCGTTCTCAGTCAGGTTATTACGCCACTTTGTATATTTATCTGCTAAAGGTCTATATATTTTAAAATTATTATAAACCTTATAAGCATACATAGGATTACTATCCTTGTAAATACCCTTTACAACTCCGTTACATAGATAATATTTTATACTACTTACTCCAAATTTCTTTAGAGTAGTAGTAGAAATATTAAACTGAGACCAGTAATTGATATCTGTTAGAGTAAAGTCTTGCCTTACAATACCAATTACTGTCTCTGTTGACGGTATATATTGCTTAGAGCTAACGAGTTTCGTATCATTAGTAATTTTAAGCTTATTAACTATATCATTGAGTATATCTGAATAGTTAGTTAGTCCTGTGAATAGTGATACAAATTTAATTACATTACCACATTCTCCAGTACCATGGTCTTTAAACATTAACTGTTTAGTTTTTTTACTATAATAACATCCAAAAGAAGGTGTCTTATCCTTTCTTAATGGTGAATTATATATCATACCTACTTTAAAATTACCAATGTACGCTGCATATATATCATACTCAGTTACTTTAGATAATATCCAATCTAAAGTAATACTCACATTATCTTTTATCTTTGTTGTATCGTAAACCATATGATATATTTTTAGTGATAGCCAAGGAATCGAACCTTAATTAACCATTACTATCATGAAAACGTGAGTGCATGCTATCCCTATTCTATGAATTTTGATGCCTCCGTCACACCTCACATTCGGCGTATTACCGTCGATTGCCTCTTATCTCACATAGTGGCATGCTACTCACGTATCGCTATATTATGCCTAGCGTAGGCGGCTTATAGGATTATCTACAAAATTAGAAAGGCAGATCATTACTAGGCTGTTCACTTACAGTAGTAGTAAGAGGATTAACCTCTTTAACTTCCTTATCTGCAACAATTGGCTTAGTAAATTGATCAATACCTGTAATTTCTCTAATCATGCTTTCATTCTTACCTTCTTCATAGAAACCCATAGGAATATTCATAGGTTCAATAGAAGCAAACTTAACATAACTAGGAAGTGTAGTATAACCCTTATCATTATAAACTATTTTTACTTTAAGTAAAATATCTTTATTAGCACTATTAAGCATTGTTACTACCCAGTTAGCAAATTCTTTATAAGAACTGCCACTGAACGCTAATACATTCTTAGGATAGAAACACTTAAGTATACGCATAATGCGAGTTACCTGGTTAGTAGCTTTACTTTGATTCTGTTCTTCAGTATCACCTTCACGAACAGCTGGTTCCCATTCAGTATGAACAAGACTCTTACCATCTTTTTCAAAAGTAAATTCGATGAACTTCTTTTCCGTAGGAGACTCTGCAAACTTTGCGGATACAAACTTAACATTGTCATGAATACCTGCTTCCAAGTACTTAGTATTATTACTATTATCTGACAACTTTACTTCATTTGCTAATTCTGTACTAAATATCATAATATCTTATTTTTAATTATTCAGGTAAATAAACTTTATTCCAATAAGTAGTGATGTTATTATTCTCATCACTCTCTGCTACTACTATATTCTTTCCTCTTAAATGAGGTGCTCTAGCTTCAATAACAGAATTATCTCCGCCTTCAAATGAGATATGTGTCTCATTCTTTTTTCTATATACATAGCCGACAGCATCTGCTTCACCACATATAATATTTGCTAATGCACCTACTAAATCAAGCGACATTTCTGCCATTTCTTCGCCATTCTTATTAATCAACTTATCCTTAGTATGACCAATAAGTATAAAGTTATCACATAATCCACGGAACATGTCAATAACTTTTCTTACAGCTTGTCTTATATATAAATAACCAGACCCATTAGGTAATGTTCTTAAATCTGTACCTTCGTACTTTTTACCCATTGGAGTAGCTTTATAAAGCTGTATAGCAAAGCTCATACACATCTCTTCTAGACGTGTAGCATTATCTATAGTAATATATTTGTAAGGATATTTACCAGTTTCCTTTTTAATCTCTCTTATTGCATTAGCTATATCACCTAAATCTTTTACAGATCTAGCTTGAACAGCTAATGCCTCTAAGAACTCTGAACCACCTTCTAAATCAATAATTAGATTGTTATCCAGTGCTGCAACTAAAGTAGTTTTCCCAGCTTTTGGTTTACCAAATAAAATCAAAAATCTAGGATTTTCTACTTTAGCTTTTACTTTCTCTTTTGGTAATACAATCATAAAAGCTTTTATTTTTTTGTATTCCTCTGATAAAGTTCTGATAATTTCTGATAATATGGAATAAGATATTTTAATTAAAACAAACCACGTTTCTTAATATTAATCGTGATATCGATAATAGTTTTCTTTGTCTTCGGTTTTAAATAGTTCAAAGAACCAAATGCAATAGGAATTACTTCATAACCAATCTGTACGAAGTTATCAAAGATTTTAACTGGAGTACCAAACTCATCTTTAAAGTCATAGTCAACATCAAACGGACAATGTTCCTTTGCATAAATATCAAGTGCATTAATAGCCTTGAAGAAATCTGTTTCAAAGTCGAAATAAATTACCTTATCTCCCAAACACATAAACGGACAATTCGCGCATTCCTTCGGCAACCATCCAATATTATGAGTCTTACTTAAACCTAAAGTAATAATATCACCTGCACCAGCATATTCGATGCCATAACTGCAAGAAGGATAATCACTCTTACTTTCTACAGTCATCCAAGGATAAGCGTTAATTACTCGGTCCATTAAAGACTCCTTATATGTTTTTGCACTCTTAGTATTTTTCGGTAATGTAAATGTATATGATTTCATAATTTTCAGCCTTTTTAATTGTTATTACTAAACGAAATCTTCCTTACTAGTTCATCTTCTCGTATAGTCTCAATTAAGTTATTGTATTTAAGGTCATTGTCAAACTCAAGTATAGAACATTCACCTGCATCTCTATTTTTTAGAATATGCAAATAAACTTTATCTCTTACTGGTAGACGATTTGGTCCATAACTCTGTATATTGAGTAGCTCTGGCCTATGAATACATATAACGTAATCTGATGCATGAAAAATAGTATCAGCGGAAGATATATCACTACGCATTGGATAATGCATAGATGGATTATTAATTCTTTCAGGATTTTCGATATTACGATTCATCTGTGATAACTGTATTATTGTAGTATCTGGAAACTTTTTTACTCTAATAAACAGTTTCTGTAAATCGGAAATCACTTGTAGTGCGCTTTCACGATTTTGACCTTCAACAAGTAAAGTATGATCAAGTATGATCACAAATTTTTTGCCTTTAGCTTTATTTTCGTAAAAGTAATCAATGGTAGATGCTATATCTGCAACAGTACCCGGTGTATCTACATAATATATCGGATATGATTTTATCTGTTGAGAAGTTTCTTCTACTTCTTTTAATAGTGTATTATCTAATACAATACTAGAACTATATAGCTGAGCAGTAGTTTGCCTTAACTTACTACTTAATTTTCTACCTACTTGTCTAGAACTTAACATTTCAAATGAAAAATTAAGTACTACTACATCCTGATTAGAATTTAAGTCTATTAAATCACTTTCAAGTGTATTTACAAATGAACTTTTACCACTACCAGATATACCTACAATAGTATATATGGTATTAGGTTCAATGCCTCCCATACAGGATTTATTAAACTTACTCCATCTAGTACGTAAAGAAACAATCTCATGATTCTTTCTCTTACGGATATATTCTACTGCTTCATTAGTAGCAGAGGATATATGTCTAAATGTTAGTACTTTAGTAGATATCTGCTCCATAATTATAATAATCTTGGTTAGGAGTTTCTACTTTCATTTGTTCCTCAATAGTTTCCCACTCATGTTGAGTGAGCCATTTCCACATAGTTTTCATATAACCTATTTTACCTGTACGCATTTTATCTTCTATTTCGTACTGTAAACATTTAAGTAAGTGTTCATGCATTGCTTTAGACTTACCTATAATGCGATTATATTCTTTTCTACATTTATTTATGTTAGCTCTGAGAAATCCCTTAGTTCCATCAGGTCTCATAACATAAACTGGAAATTGGTCATAAAACATATCAAACATAGCTTTATCTTCTTTAAGAAGTTTCTCTAGTTTCTCTGTTTTACTTATGACTTGGGTATCTCTATCATACTGGATAGAGATTAAACCTTGAGTCTCTAACTCTTGTATCTCTTCTTCATTAACTAGGCTGAGAAGTCTCTGAATGTCTTGATTGATTGTTTTGATATCATTCAATACAAGTGTTAGGAATACTAATTGATTAATAGATAAAGTTGGTATTCTATCTAAGATAGAAGTGTCTATTTCTAAAATCATAGTCTTATATATTATATAAGCTTATGGTTTATCTGAAATATATCTGATAAGCCTCTGTTAATCCCATAGGCTCAATTGTAACGGTTTTAAATCTCTGATTATCTTATAGGCTTCCATAATATAATACCTATAATTAATCTTTCTTTCTTCAATTGGTTTATCATCAAATTTATTTAGAAGAGTAACACCAGATGCAGTAAGCATATTCTGATACTGTCTTGCAGAAGCCTTATATTTACGTTCTCCTACGTATGGCTCAGTATATGTTATAATTTCACCTTCTTTATGACCAGTATCTTTCCATTTCCACAAGTATCCACCATTAGTAGATGCATAGAAACGATTAGTTCTCTGTTGTTCCTCATTCATATACTCAACATGCCATTGTTTACCAGTTTTCTCAGACATTAGAAAATCTCTTATATCTGTACAATTCTTAATTGTATCTTCGACCGGTATTCCGTCTTTAAAGAAACTTATTACTGCTTTAGGTATAATCTTTGGAGTTAATCCTTTACCTAATTTTACAGCAGTAATAAACATTCCTTTTTCTTTTACTTTGTTATCTTCAGTAATAGCAAAATAATCATTAATAGCATATTGATACATTGCTTTAAAACGATCTTCTTCTAAGGTAAGTTTAGTAAGCTGTTCCCTTTCTCTACAAATACTGTTTACTTTAGAATATGCATCTTTCTTTAGTAAGACGAATAAACCGTCAGTATTTGCTTGGACGATTCGACATCCAATTTGAGTTAATTTTTCAGCTAACATAAGTAATAGTAACTGTCCATTAATTCTACATAATATTCTATATAAGACGCAACTCTCACATACGTTCTCTTATGAACTGCTGCATATCACTATGCAGATTAGACTATATCATCTCCTTTTACTTAAGCAGCAGTCAGGAGTTCCCCGTTTCCATTACCATTAGCTTGTAATGTACTCTCTTTCGAGATAGTCGTTGAACTTTTTATATAATTGTTATATATAGATTTAACTTTATTTATAAAATCTTCTTTAGAAAATTTATTTTTCATTATATTACACATTTTACAGCATGGCACACAGTTTTCTTTAAAATATCCTTTAGTAGTATCTACTCTATCAATACCTGTAATTTTCTCATGCTTATCTCTATAACTAGATGTTTTTGTTATATCTGGAGCTTCTCCACAATATATACACGATTGTGTAATTATATTTTTGAATTCTTCTTCTGATAAATTCCACTCTATATTTCTTTGTTTTGCATTATTCTTATAATGTGTGAATACATTGTAAAGTAATGTATTTAAACATTTACCATGCCTATTGTGAATACAATTTCTACATTTTAAATTTTCAAAATAGTGTATACAATCTTTTTTTCTAGAAAATATTTCACCGCATTTTTTACATTGAATTAAATAATATAGATGAGTTCTATTACTTTTCTCATAACGTTCTTCATCAAATTTAATTATCTTGAATTTATCATTTTCTAATTCTAAAGTTTTATCTAATAATTTCATAATTATATAACTTAGTTACTGATTGTCCTTTTATATTAAAAACGTATAATACTAAAGGATGTTCCAGTAATTAAAGGAATTTTTTTCTATATATTTCTATATAGGCAGACCAAAATTAATCTGCATTACTGCAAATGGACTATAACAGAAATTATGTTCATTCTGTAAGTTACCTGATAAACCATTTAAAGCTAACTTTAAAGTTTCGTTCTTTACTTTATCACCATTGTGTTTAGCTTCAATTCGTTCATCTTTGATTTGCTTATATACTTCTAAAAATTCTTTACCTAAATGTCTAGGATAGAATTCATATTCTATAAGCATACTTGGATATAGTGAAGCTACATCTATATCTATAAGCATTTCATCATCTCTAGGAATAATAATCTCAGGACTATTCACAGAATGAATACCTCCTACTCCTACAGAATAGCGTAAATTATTAAATACAAACTTATTTTCATATCCTTTTCTACCTGGAGATACTATCTGATTTTTCATATCTTCTAGTACTCTTTGTAAAATAGGACTATCATATTTAATAAATGGTAATATTACATCTTTTAATGGTATTACGCTCATTGGAGATCTTAAATCTTTAATATCCCACCAAGTTAGACCTGTTTTTTCAAGATATTTCTGAGTTAAAATTTTCATTCCAATATTTACACCATCTTTACTGAGTACTCTTACTCCATATTCATCTTCAATAGCGATTCGTAAATCAACGTCTTTCTTACATCTATTTAGTAATTCTGAGGTAGATTCAATATCATTGATATTATAATCTATCATAGAGTCAAAATCCTCTAAGGGAAGAGGTTTAGTCCAATCACATACAAATTCCTGTACATTAGGATATTGCATTGTTACTTGGATTTCCTTTAAACCTACTCTAAGTTTATTAGAATATAACATAGTAAGAATATCAAAAGTATCAAACCATATTTGATACTTCCAATGTTTCCACGCGTCTATATTATCTTCACTTGAAGTAGTTATAGTCTTACTTAGATTAAATATAGAACTACATATAGTAGGTATATTATATTGCATTAATTTATCCTCATACTCAATTATATAATTAATTATAGGATTATCATAATGCAAATTATTATAGCCACAAAATATAACATTAGCTGGAATGTTAATATTTGTAGTATAATAATCTCCCCAAGTAATGTATTTATCTACTTGTTTAAAGAACTTAACTAATTCTCTTAGTTGATTTTTCCTTTCTGATATCTCAAACTTATAGATGTCGTTTGTTTCTGTATTTTTTACCGAACAATGAAAGATATTTTGAAATACCTCAATATCATATACGTAGACTATCTTTCCTCGTATAATCATATTATAAGTATTTAAAGTTAGATCTCATGGTTGGACTCGAACCAACGCAATCACACTACATAGTAGCGGCTCTACCACTGAGCTACATGAGAAACCAGTTTAAGTTATGGAAACAGAAATATTATGTTTTTATGCTGCTAATAACTTATTACGACTATAATAAGTTATACTATTATCTCCTTCAATATCCTTTACAGTTACTCCTGTAAATGATGTATCTTTCTTATACTTTTTAGCTAACTTGGCAGCTTTATTCTTTGCTTCATCTCTAGTAGATGCTTCAAAGTTTCCAGTAGCAAAATCATATACTTTCATATCATTATCAGAGCATTTTCTCTGTATAGCATATTGAAAGTTTCTTTTGTTAGGCTTTTCTTTAACAGATAGTTCTGCGGCACTAGGAGCCATCTGTTTACCTTTTTTAGGAGTTAAAGGATTATTACGTACTGATTCATCAAATTTAGCTTGCATAGATTTCTTTGCAAGTTTATCAGCTTTTATTTTCTCTTTGATTTGTTCAGTTGTTAACGTAACTCCCTTAGGTTTAGTGAACATATTGTTCTTAACTATACGCGTAAAATGTTTCTTCTCTTTACGGGTATATCGTATTGTAGGATCATATCCTGCTTTCATAAGAATATTCTTGATTAATTCTTTTTTTGATTGTTTTATAGATTTGTTTTCGTTCATAGCTTCTTTTGCTACTTTAGTAGTGTATTCAGATTGTTTTTTATTTCCTGCCCACTTTACAAATTCTATTACTTTCCCATTCTTATCATATTTAATGATTCAAGATGGACCCGGTTTCTTGCTTACCGTCATTATTTGATAAGCCTTATAGCTTCTACGAAACTTATTTTTATTACTTCTATGATTCTTTATACCGGTTCTATTATTTTTCTTTGCTAATATCTTTTTCATAATTTTGATAATTAAGTTATTTACTTGAAAATCCTTTTATTATGGTAGGATTTTCTTCTATCGTTTCACAATAAAATATGGTAGTAGTATTAGTACCTACACCTATACTACTTAATTCTCTTTCAGGATGTTTACTAGCCCAGTTTATAAGAATATTAACTCTATTCTCATAAGCTGAACTAGACTCCCAAAATTTCTTTCTTACATAAATTGCTTTTCTAACTTCTTTCATATTTATGCAGCTAAGGATAAAGCAGGAGCTTCAATATTGAGTTCTGCCTTTTCATTAAAATCTGTAATATCTTTATTGATTTTGTTAATTTCTAATTGTAATTTATTTTTTAGACCTGCAATATAAGCTGAAGTAAGCTCTTCAGTTTTATCTAGGTTCTTCTTTCCTTTAGAACGTTTAAGTTTCGGATCAAGAGTCTTAATCTTACTTAAGTGAAATAACTGTTCAGTCTTTTCACACAAAGTAAAGATGTTAAGATAGTTATTATCTTTAGGTAATTCAGTAAACTTCTTATAACCCATATTAATACACTGCATATATAGTTTTAATAATATGCGTTCTTCAGATAGAGTTTCAATCTTCTGAAGCAATGCTTTTAAGTCATAATTACGTTTAGCTTCTTTTGGAATAACATTTTCTTCTTTAATCTTATTCCAATAGAAAGTAATTTCGTTAGAAATTTCCTTAATACGACCGATTTTACCTTTATTCTTATCTCCGAGCAAATATATTGATGTAATTGATTTCATATTGATTAATGTTTTTTAAATGTTAAATACTCGACCAAACTACATCTACCAGTAGTAGTTCCTATGGGATTCAAACCCATAACCTACACATTAAAATATTAAGCGGTTAGTTGATTATAACGATATATTCTATCACTGTGTTTATTTTTAGATTTATATGTATCTAATTGAGAATCACAGTTTGGGCATAACAATCTTAAATTATTACGTCTATTATTATTTGCATGACCATCTATATGATCTAGAACAAATATTAAATCTTTATTGTTCCAATAATTATCACATCCACATATACTACATTTGTTATTTTGTTCTTTTAAGATATACTTTTTTATCCAAAACATTGATGTTTTTCCGTAGTACTTGTCTTGATCTTTAAGATAATCCAAGTATTTTTGTTGTGACATATATTCGCGTTGACATTTATTAGAACAGTAAATTCCATACGAAGAATATTTCGGATGAAATTCTTTTCCGCAATTTTTACATATTGCTATTTTTTTAGATTCGTTATTAGGTCTCATAATATTTCTCTTTTATGTTATTATTAACATAACGAAGAAACTTAGAGCTAGTTGTAAAAAATGTGTTGCTCTATTCAGTTGAGCTAAGGAACTGTGTAGTAATAACTGCCCAATTCAGCAGTAATTACTATAAATAGTACCCAGTTCAGTACTATGAAATTATGTTGTTTTAAGATAATATCCAAATCAATATTTTCTAAATTTTCTTAACTGGCCGAGTACTATAGGAATAACCCGTCCACCAGTCTTAATTCCAACTATTCCATTAAGCCCTTCAAGGTTAACGTCTTCAACGTTGGTTATACCATTTTCTCTTGCATATTTTTTGATATTCTCTTGATTAATCCATTTAGAATGTAGTTCCCCATCTGAACAATTCCGCATACAATCAAACAAAATATCAACTATACAATCGAAATCCTTACGTTTCTTTGCCTCATCAATTATACTTTTAGTAATTTCGTCAAAGGCATATTCATTTCGAGTCGAATTTGACCCAGTAATTGCATCTGCTATACTAATAGAAGCATCTATAATACTTACCGATTCATAAGTATTAAATAATCTTTGCCACCATAATGGCCCACTTCCGTAAAATAGAAAGACCCGTCCATCTTCTCTAATACTTACTTTTTTAGGCGTTTCGGTACGTCCTCCATTCCAAATCTGAATTTTAGACAATATGGCTGGCTCAGAACATATTAGAATTCGCAGAAGTTCTACACGTAATGAAGAAAGTCTGCCGTTCATAAGCTTCTACTATTTTTCTTCAGTAATCGTAGCAGTTACGTGAATTTCAGTTTCCTGATTATCTAAACCGCACTGCCGTAAATACTCAACCTGCATACGCTGATTCATATCCATATAACTACGGACAGTTTCAGCTAACTGCATACACTTACGTGTCATCTCTTCATAGAAGTTCAACACACTCTGGTTGGATAACTTAGTTAAGTCATTCAACATAGGAAGTTCTTCAGCTGTAAAGAACATAGGCTTAGAGCCTGGTTTACTCAACCGTTCAATACATTCAATTACATTCTGCCGGGTTGCTTTAGTAAATTCAGGATCAGCAAGCTCAAAGACTAATGATGGATCATTCTTCTTCTCATTCAAGATGATTTTCGGACGTCCGTCAACATCCTTCTCAAGTAAACTAACTGACTCAACATCAATAGCCTTGAGAATATAAGCTTTTACTTCCTGACGGAAAGTATTCTTACCTGTAGCTACATCTTCTTTCCACTTAAGGTCAGGAGTCTGTGCTACGATTGTAAATATCTGCTGTCCAAAGAAAGGCCCAAACTTCTGGGCTGTTTGCCGATAGCGAGCTAAAATTTGAGCTGCTAAACCCGGAGTGTTAGCTCCATTAATATTATTTTCCATAAAAATGTTCCTTTTTGAGTCCGTACTTGATATACCAATACGAACATAGTTATACAAAAATTGATAAAATCTCTCCACTGTTCGATTATTTAATAGCTATTCAAAATTGGAATAGGTGAATTCAATCACATAATCTACTAAGCATAAAAATAATAAATTGAAAATTTATGAGAAATACTCTGTGAGTTACTTCTGATAATTTCTGATATTTTTTTTGTTTTAACGTCCCGTTTCGACGGTTAAGATTCAATTCCTTCGATGCTTAACGCACCCCTCACCGTAAGCGTATAACGCGATTAGATGCGATATAAGCCACTTTATCATCAGTTCCTTAGAACCTACTGAGTATGTCCGGTATTATCGAAATTCGTCAGAATTACGGTTGTTTAATCTAACATTACTAAAATCATAGACTCATTGCTTATAGCATGACCCATCTATACCATTTCCAGGATTTGTTTGTTTATACTGCACGAACATTAGGATTTCCACCTATCATCGTCTCCTTGTTTGCTTATGGAATACTCTCATCATAAGTGTACTATTGTCCTTACAGAGACAGTGTAAGAAACAACACAGGTAACTAACGATTCAGCGTTCTCTCACATACAATGTTGCGCATTGTACTTTACGAGTGTCTTAACAGTCAGCAATGTCGGTTGGCAGTCGGGGTGACTCGTACTCCTTAACTTCTACTTTACAATAGTAGTTTGAAATCTCTGTACTATCATTGGACTTCCCAATTAGTTAAAAGTTAAACAATTAGAGTTCATTTTATCATAGCTGACTCTATTCAGCGTAAGTAAAATTGATTCATTAAGCATATCATCATATACTATAATTATTACTAAACTGGTTTTAGGATTCTAACCCTAAAGCATCTTTAATAACTCTATTTACTTCCTTAATCCATAACGATGTTTATTATCCAAAATTCTGGTGTGAACTAGCATAATAAATCAAAGGCATTTACATATCTTGAAATGCTTAAGCTCTGCCGTTTTTTACAAGGAGTTTCCTCTGCATCTCCTAATCTTATTTATTACCACGTAATAACACTTGCTAAAGGTGTCCGCTTCTAAGTTCAGGGTTATAGCGCCCTCATACTCGCATTTTAGACTATTATGTTTTAGTCTCGTCATTTCTCATATATTATACTCATCTACACGACAAAACTCATGAGTCACTTTAGACTTGAAAGACGGTATCAATCTCATATACCTCATCCCTTATACGTAAGTTCTTTTACAGCACACTATTTACGATAATGTACAGGATTGGCTCCTGCTCCACGATAATCAGTCAAGCTTTAACGTTTGCATGTTTAATTCTTGGATCATTGCGTTTCCAGCTTTCATATCCTTACTTTGTATAAGTATGTACCATAACACGGTTATCCTTACATTAGTATTAGTAATTTACTCCCTTCATAAGTACAAGTTCTAATATCCACAATTGCATATTACATCACAGCTGATGTGTACTGAACACTAGAGTTAGCCTGTTTTCCTTTCTGGACGCACAGTAGCGCTTTTGTTAACCGATTTTGGAGACCGGTAATGCGTTATCTGCAATCTCTTTTTTTCCACGAGCTGGCTGCTTCTTAAGGTGAAACTAACCTTTGCCTCTCGGCTTTACTTATTCTTTCCAAAGGAATAAGTCAGGAACCGTATTGTCCCTGTTTCGTCATCGTGTTTATATCCCTCTTTGATTCTGCTTTTGATAAACTAATACGGATATAGGGATTTCGTTCCCTTTGTACTGTTTAGTACTCAGTGTGTCTTCTCTTTAGTACTGCGTCTTTAGAAGTCTCCAAACGGTTCTCACTTCCTAATGAGGATTGTACACGCTCATCCCCTCTTATGTAGTTTTCAATTACATAAGCTAACACCCTACCTTTTGAGTAATCTCACAGTTTTAGCTGCTAACATATTCTCGGGTCATGTAACTTTTCGGGCCATGGAGAAATGATTCCAAGCTCCCTGACAGGTGCGACCAGTATTATTGTATACTTTACCGCATGACTTCCTCGGAGTGATTTACGCTACAGTTTTACTCCTCTCGAACTGTGATATAATTAAAGTATTTATTATACGGTTATTATCACTAACTTTTTACCGTAGGGCTGTTATCTTTAGCCTTTATTTCTTGTTTTGGTGTATTGATGCTTATTATTTCACCAGTGGTAAGATTAATAGAAGCTACTACTTTCTTACCTAGACATATGTCGACAAACTTATTTTTTACATCACTACTACTGATGTAGTCTATTGGCTCCATTTTTGAAGCATCAAAACCATCCAAACATTTACAAGCATTACTTACAGACGAACGTAAGTACTGTTCTACATATAAACAATTAGTTATACTACTGTTAGCTTGGTCTCTAATAAAAGTAGACTGATTACCTTCTACTATAAAGTATTCGGTTTGAGCTTGAATAGAATTCAATTTAGCTCTTGCTTCTCTTGAGTCCTTAATAATACGTGATAAACGTATCATTTGTTGAAGTATAATTTTATTGTTCATATTTATCTACTATTGTTAATGGAGTTGTCGGTGATTCGTCATCAGATACCTTACTTATAGCTTTTACTTTCGGATATCCTGTTGAATTCGTCTTCTCTATTACTTTAGTTTTCCACTTAACTACTGGCTTTGGTTCGCCAGTAGTTTTTACATTCACTTTTGCGTCTGTTGTTCCTTTCACGGATACTTCTAATGTAGATAAGTCTACCTCGACATCTATCTCATCTACAGACTTTTTCTCCTCTTTTATTACTTTAGGGAAGTTAGGTAACTCCACTATAGAGGGCATAACAGGCTGCGCCTGTATAACTTCTGTAGTTGCGAACATTTGCCTACCAATGAATACACTGACAACAAACATTCCAACTACAGTTAACATTCTAATATTCATTTGATATGATATTTATTAGAATGGATATTCTTCTAAGATATGAATTTTTAAAAGAAACTTTTTAAACCAGTTTAGTTTTTTTTTTCAGTCCCTTCAGATTTCTCTTCATTCTTAGGATATTCGTCTTCCTTTGGAGCTATTAAATCTCCTTGACAATACTCTGCAAGACGATCAGCCGGGTCTCGATACAAATTAATAATCTGACCTACAACCATACGCATCTTATCAAGCGTAGGAGTCTCCTTCTGTTTGTCAAAGTAATTGGTACGAATACTCCCTAGAACTTTACGGGCAACTTCACGTGCAGCTTCAAGTTCAGTCTTCTTACTGTCTTCTACACCATCAGTAGTAATAGTATAGTCAGCAAATAACTTATCAATGTAGTCATTGCCCAGTAAGCCAGTAATAGCATTAATTGCTTTATCTTCTTCCGGCTTTGCTTCAGGATCATCCTTCAGTTTATAGCGGAAGTTTTCTCCAATTAAAGCACGTAATGCTTCTGCTACTTGTTCTTCACTCCAACCGGCTTTAGACATGTGCGTATGCATGATAGAGTGAGCCATACACGGTGAACCTGTCTGTGAAGTATATAAGTATACAGCGCGACCTAAACCACGCAAGATAGCTGTAGGCTGGATAATAGAGAATATCTCATTGATCCAATCTGTAACTGTCTTCTCGTCTAATGCAAGCTTCTTATCTGCATCAGTTTCTTTCAGGCCACGATATACACGATACCATTCTACAGTGTTAACTATTTTTTCTGCCACATTTTTCTCTTTAGAGATGAGGTAATTAAGGGCAGTTTTCAATTCCTCATCATTAGTAATCTTGTTAGGATCAAGCTCTGGAATTTCTACTTTTGGCTTGCTGTTTGCAAGTTCTGTAGGTACTTCACTTTCTGAGAAGTTAATAGACATTTGTCCATCGTTCCCAGGCAGAGCTTTAGCAGGAGCTAGTTTAATACCCAGCATTTCTGCCATACTTTGCAGCGGTAATACTTGGTCTGCAGCTATCTGTAACTGCAATTCGCCACGTTCACCACGGTCGAACAAGTCTTGACGTACATCGACAAGAGCTAACAAAGTAACTACATCAATGCTACGATTGATGTCTGCATATAACTCAGGATATTGCTTCTTGAGTTCTTCATTGTTAGCATAACGCTGTTGCATTACAAATGCTAACATAGCCTTACCATCAACAGATGATTCTCTTGAACCAATAGGTATACCGGCCGTAGGAATTCCTGTGATAAGGTTTGCAGCACGTTCAACAGCTTTCTTTTCAGGGCTGTTCTTACCTGTTGCATCTTCAGGAATGATTGTAGGAATTTTCTCTTCCTTCTTCTTAGGCTTATCCGGACTTTTAGGGGCATCCTTCTTCGCCTGAACCTTAGTTTCCTTAGCTGTAGTAGGAGCTTTCTTTGCATCCTCTACTTTAGCATCTTTCGGCTTGTTATCTACCTGAGGATTAGTTTCCTCTTTCTTGTTCTCAGTGTTGTTTACTTTAGTTTCAGCTTTTGCTGCTGCTTTTGCTGCTTTCAAGGCTGCCTTTCTTTCAGCCTTACTCATTTCTTTTGCCATTTTGATAATGTTTAAAGTGTTAAAATAAAAAATTATTATTAAGTACAATTAAAAAGATAGATTAGTTTAAGAGGTTAACTATCATCCTCTATTTCTGGTGAGTCACGTCCATTAGTAAAAGTATTATTTTTAGTTAGTGCATCGAATAATTCTTCATCTTTAACAATGTAACCTGCAACCCCAGTAAGGCGAACGGTAGTACCTTCTGTCACTGTAGCTACTAAGCTTTGCATGCATGTTAAAGCATCATCATTACTCATGGTGCTAACTAAACTAGTAATGGAAGTAGTCTTATCATTATCTGACTTAACTACTTCCTTACTTAAAATACCTACTAATAGACCAGCCATAATGGCGAAAACAAGTTTCCACCACATTCCTGTGCTACGAAATAATCGTGCAAGGATAAATGCTACGGTTAATAGCCCAATAATTGCTGGTGTCATAATTAGTAAATGTTTTTAGTTTAACAATTGTTTTAATTTCTCTCTCGCCTTGTTAAGGCGAGATTTCACTTGAGACTCAGAGAGTTCAAGATGCTCAGCAATCTCTTTGTAAGAGAGATTCTGAACTGTGCGTAGTTCAAGTATATACCTATACTTATAGCGAAGTCTGCTTAGTGCGTCAGATAACTTACTATCTGTCTCATGATATATGTACAAATCCTCTGGTGAGCTGTCGGCCGAACTGCTTACCTGTAGACAGTTATTATCATTATCTAACTCATAATCATACTTCTCTTTTTTGGTACGTCGTATATAATCAATACTACTATTTATAGCGATAGTTTTTAACCACATCTCAAATGAAATATGATTAACATAACTAGCTATCTTAAAGAAAGCTTTAGTAAACGTTACAGATACTAAATCATCTGTTACATCCTTATTGTGTACAATATTATATATAGTATTGTATATAATTCTGTGATAACGATTATAAAGCTGTGTGAAGGCATATTGTTTACCTTCTTTAGCCTGCTTGATCAGATCTAAAAGCTGTTGTCTTTCTTCATCTGTCATAATTACGGGCTTTTATAAAGTTTTGTTTGACACACCATCCTTCCACACTGCTGCTCTACTGTCAGAATTTAATCTAATCTCAGTGTCATGTAGGTCACAGCCCTCAAACTTTTATTAGTACTTATAGAGGCGATCAAACCTCTATAAGCTTAAAATGGCAATTCTAGTATATTCCTACAATAATATTCATACCAATCTTTGTAGAATTTATTATAAGTATCCCATATGCATTCCATGAATTCTATCTTCATAGGTCTAGTAAGTACACTAGTAGGAGTATTATTGATTAATCCACATAATATTCTTATACGTACTTTTAAAGTTAAATCTTTATCTACTCCTATTTTCTGTAGTATTTGGGTATCGAACCAAGATACTAAGTATTTTACAGTTTGTATCTTAAAAGACTTATGAAACTCTAATTCATTTAATTCCCTTTTTTGTATTCTTAAAAAGGTATACCACTCAGGTCGCCAGTTAAATGAACTATATTTAACTCCCCAAGTGGTATATATATGGTTTGTCAAACTATAAATTAACATATTGCTGCTTTACTCTTTTAGCTATTTTCATTAGTACTACATTAATTTGTGCTAATGACCAGCCTGTGGTTTCTAATATATAAGCTTTAGTTACAGCTACACCTCTCCCATATATTACAATATCTTCAAGGTATTTATTAGTAAATGTCTTTAACTGTTCATCAGTTATATTAGGCATTTTTGTACCATGTATCGATTGACGATAAGATGGTAATGAACATATTTCCGAGTATTCATACTCTAGAAAAACAAATTTGTCAGGATTTGCTAATACACTCTGAATTTCAATAGAGTCTTCAGGAAGTATAGTGAATTCTCCTTTCTGTACTAAGTCATTAACTAATAGTGCAGAAGTAATTCTCATACAAGGAACTTCTCCAATTATATTGGCAAGAAGCTCAAAGTTTTCACCTACAATTCTGTAGATACCAGGATGATTGAGTCTCATGGTTGATTAATTTCTTTTTTAAAGTTATTTACTATTCCAGATACTTCTGATAAAGTTAACTCTGGATATTTTTGCATCACTTTATTAACTGCATCAATATCAGATTTAGCTGATCTGAGTAAGTTAATGAACTCTGTTCTTTCATGTTTAGAGTCAAACCAAGCAAAATATCTTACACGCATTGATATTCGTATTCTTTTATTTTACTACTTAATTCATTCCATTTAGTAATATCTATATCAGTAGCATCTACTAAATGTATTATATCACATTTAGTATTGAATACTCTTCTAATATAAGATATTCCTTCTTTGTAGTGATACTTATTCTTATAAGCACGAGGTACTACATTATGAAGACGAGTTATTAATTCAGTCTTCATTCTCATCTCTGTTGCAGCTTTCTCCCATGATTCTGGAAGATTCTGTCTAATAAAATTCATTAATCCCATTTCAAATTAATTTATTGATTAAACTTAATTTTTTATTTGTAGTAAGGGGAGGACTCGAACCTCCGATACCAGCTTTTGATACTATCTCACCGCTCTACCAACTGAGTGCTATCCTTACTCCAGGAAGCTTATATTTCACGTAGGAGAATGCTTCCGAACCCCTACAACCTATTTGTTACACACGGGGACACGATGTGGCTTTTTACGACATTAGCTTAGCCGTTGGACTCTGTTATCACGCTGCGATACCAGTATAGTCCATTACATAACTTGTATTGCCAGTTATCTGCTTATTGACCTATTCTACTTCACATTGTCGCTGTCAAAACCGTTTAGCCCCGTGTATTTCTATTACTAGAAACAGAACTCCTCCACGTTTATATACGTTTATAGTATATATATAAATATTCTAATATGCTTAAATATAAACAAAATAGAAAATTAATCACTATTAAATGTGATTGTTGTGGAAAAGAATTTGAAAAACCTGTTTCTGAGTATAACAGGAATATTAAATTAGGTAGAGCAAACTATTGCTCACGTGCTTGTAGTGGTAAAATGTGTAATAAAAATAATAAACAAAAAGGTAATCCTTCTTCTTTAAATCCTTATGCTAGGAGAGACCAATATACTCCATTTAGATATTATTTTAGAAATGCTAAAAAGAGATTTAAAGATTTCAATCTTACATTAGAATATCTAAAACAATTATGGGAAGAGCAAAAAGGTATCTGTCCTTACACTGGTATACATTTATATTTAGCCGAATATAAAGCTAATCATAATAATCCTATTTATACAGCTTCTTTAGATAGGATAGATTCTACTAAGGGCTATATAATAGGTAATGTACAATTTATCTCTACAGCAATAAATTATATGAAGAATAATATGTCTCACAGAGATACAATTAAGCTCTGTAATATTATTGCTAAACACGTAGTGGAGCTAGGGGCATACGATAGCCCCGTCCATACGACTGATTCATAGACCTAACAGTCAATGTGGGTATACAACCGACCAAAGTTGTATACCCTATGGTCTTGAGAATGGTTAGTTCTCTTATACTGATCTTGATAATACACGAATAATAGTTAAAGTATAGATACTTTAAACGATTCAAAGATTCATATTATTCAGTCTAAACTTGATGTCACGACTAAGGCTTTTCTCTATTTCTAGAGGACAATCTTATTGTCGCGATCTCAGACTTATGATCAGTAGTTCACGGTAGTTCCCCATAACTGATTTAAAAATTCTGTATGAGACCTGTTAATTCAGGTCCTTGTATGCCTCAGGCCCTAGTTAGTTCAAAAGAACTGATTCCGACTCACATACTAAGCTATTGATTCAAAGATTCTAAGCTTGGAACCTCTTTTATTTTGTTTGTTTTGAGTTAGCGACGATTTACACCGGGTACTAACTCATCGTATGTCCACTGCCAGGAATCCGGGAAGATATCGCGCAATTCTTTTTGAGATTCGTCAATACTCTTACCGATTTCGATAAGGTCTTTATCGTACTGCTTCTTCATCTCGCGAGCTTCTTTATCCCATGCGGACACAGGTTTATTTCCACTCTTGATATCTTCAGCAAGTGCAGACAAATCCTTCAGGTAGGTTTTAATACGTTGGTTTGTACGATTAGAACGGCGAACCTGCAATACCGCAGAGGATACTGTAAATTCACATTTCTGTACAATAGCAACTAACTCATTAGTTAGCTTCTCTTTGCGACGTTCGGCAATCTTCTCAGCTGCCTTGGTAGCAATGTCTTCAGTTACTTTACTAGAGTTAGCGATTACATCTTGGATGTTTTCTCCATTTACTTCCTCTAAGAGGATGTTCATTTTCTTTTCTGCCATTTTGAATACAGTTTAATTGATTTAACAATAAAATTTATTTAACACTATAATATAATCTTGATAAAAGAACAGTCATTAAAATATCTCTTTTTAGCCTCTATTATAGCTACTGCTATAACATTTAGCCTTAATTTGACATCTTTATACTTATTCTTTTTATGAATTTTTAGTGCTGCTTCTTTGCTACATCTACTAAAGTATGATATAGCTTCTAATCTTTTCTCCTCATGTAAAGTAGGAGAAATAATTACGTTAGTCATATAGTATGACATTTTAATTTGTTTTTTGTTTTACTCATATCTTTTAGTAAATTTAAGTAATAATTAAAAAGAACTATCCTATTTATTCGTATCTCTTATTCATAGGTAACCCGTTTCCTTCATCACTGACCAATAAATTGGTTGACCGTTGTATAGTCCGTTGTACTCTTGAATAGCAGTTTAGCAACTGCTAAACTTCCATTAGGGATTTGGTTATAAATAGTTCTTTAGGTTGACTGAATCCACCATTTTACTAACAATTTAAATTAGTAATATATAGTATTGAGTAGAGGCTCTGGCGGAACCTCTACTTCTTTACTTTTCTTTGGTTGCATTCTGAGTTTACACTCTAGAGTACATTCCATACAGTTGATATGATTATCAAGTGTAGGACAATTATTATCTATTTCCATGCTTTCTTACGATTATAGGGCTCCATTTTTTTATGTTTTAGCTTCTTTTTAAATTCCTTTGGAGGTTCTTCATTATTCTTCTTTGCCATACTAGTAAAATTTAAATATAGGATTAACATCACGTAATAACTCAGGTAATGCGGATAAACCGTATTCCTTTAGTACCTTACGATGTTCGTAATATGCAGAAGTAGTATTTACTTTAGCAATAATACTTACTGGAACACTAATAACCTCACGATTCTGTTGTACTAAGAACTTACATAGTTCTGAATTCAATAGCTCTCGTGTCTTGAGAGCAGGTGAACCAATAGATGCAACAATCTTCTTACAGAAGTCTTCTATTACTGGTATTTGCGGATTAGATGGTCTATCTACTGCTATATCAGTTGGAGTTAAACATTTAGCTACCATAGCACTCATCACATCTTCATCTGATAAGATACTTACATCTACGTTCTTAGCATCTGTATTATTTGCTATATTTGATGCTAAAGATGTTACTAGTGCATGTTCATCTTTTATTTCTCCTTTAAATGTAATAATAATTGCTTTCATATTTTACTTTTGATAAGTTATTTACTAGGAATACTGATAGATACTTCTATTTCATATTCCTCTAATTCTTCAAATAGTTTATCAGTATTTAGTTTACTGATAATTTCAATAGGTGGATTAACCTCTACTCTTTTACCCGGTACTGTTCTACATAGCTTTTTAGCTCGTTCTAACGATATGCCAAGTACTTTAGTAGTAGCTAATAGATTTGCAAGATAGTGGTCGTTACTGAACTTTATTTCAGTTAACTTACGACCTTCTTTTACTTTATTGACTACCATTCTTCTTCCTCTGATGAAATTAGGTTTTCAAACTCAGTAAAGAAATTATCCGGATCGTTGCAGAGAATTTTTGTATTATCTGTTTCTATTACTACAACTTCTCCGAGTCCACTGATATTGGTGCATGTTATACAGTCAATTGCATCAATGTGAATAATACAAGGTTTTGTTTCTTCAGTATCTGTAAAGCATTGCTCTACAAATAAAAATTTTCCAATCTTTTTCATGTTTCTAAAAATTTAAATTGTTAATAATGACGCCTGGGCACTCAGGATTTAATTAAGTTAGTGCCAACATAGTTTATAGCATTTGTTATAAGACAAAGATAAACGACTACAATCATTACTTACTATGACTCTCACTATAGTTTTAACTCATAAACAGAAATAGCTGTCAAACTAAATCTTATTGGAGTACATGATTTTAACGTCCGCACGATCATAGCAATCAGTTTCGGCGTAATGGTCATTGCTGATACTATACCATTACTGCTTAGCTACTTACGCCCCACATGCTTGTCATTTTCTGAGGACGTATACTCTATCTTCACAGACTGAGTATACTAGACTCTAATATTCATTTAAAACAGGAGGTTTGGTTTTAATTTTGAATAGAGTCATTTACAACCGTTGATATAACATGAGTTTGTATAGAGTCATCAAGATATTTTTGAGCTCTTGCTCCAGATAGTACTGTGTTATACGTTGATGTGTTTGATTCATATATGTAAATCATGTCTTTTATAGACAACGATGTACCATGTTGCATCAAAATATCAATTAATACTACCTTTGGCATAGCTAAAAATACACTATCAACTCTTCTATCTTCTCTCATTTGCTCTCTCATGTCGAGAATATCCTGTATTGTTGTTACAGGTTCCTCAATAATGACTTGAGGATCTTCTTGTACTTCTTCTTGGTTTACACCATTTAAGAAATTAGCAATGTTTTCACGCTCTGCGTAAATTATTGCTCCCATCATGCCTATTAAGGCAAGAGTTATTAATACTACCCGAACTATTATTCTTGGCGGTTTAGGTCTCGCCATCATTTCATTTTCCATTTTGATAATGTTTTAAAATTAGTAATTAATCTCCCCAAAACCAATCTTGGAGTAGTTCTTTAAAGTTTTCTATTATATAATTTCCATCCTTTCTCTCTTTTATCTTCAGAGAAGTCCCGACAAGCGCATAGGAAAAGTCCAACCCATTGCTAGAAACCAAAGTGAACAAACCCGCAGATTTATTATGTTCATCTTCTTTATACAACCAAGAATAGATGCAACAATAATTGAACTTAGGTGTCCAAGGTTTATTATCATTACTAATGAAATTTAGAGCAGCTATAATTGTACTAAGCTGTTCATACAGATTCAAATGCTTATCTTTATAAGTCCTAGGCTTTCTACCTATTACTTTACAAGCATCTTTGTAAGATTTAATTTCTTCTCTTTTCATACTTTTATTGATTAAAATGTTACTTTATAGTATCTCCAACAAAATATACGTGATGATATAGATAGTACTTTACATATACAGTACTATTTTGGTTTGTAATAGGATTACGTAATGTGAACTTATATTCTTCATCATTAGTAATACTTCTCTCTTTATTAACTAATATATAATTCTTGTACTTCATTTGTAAATCTACAAAATTATATACAGTTTTGGACTCTTCGTATTCTCTTTTAATTAGAATGCCAACAATATATGTTATTATTGCTATTACTAATATTCTACTAATTCGATTTAGTTCATAATATTTAATTACTTTTATCATAAATAGATTTTAATGTTAATTACTAATTGTACCCAGAGCGGGAGTCGAACCCGCACGACCAATGGTCAAAGGTGTTTAAGACCTTAGCGTCTACCTATTTCGCCATCTGGGCATTAAATTAAAGTTTACAACTTGATAATTATTAAGGTTAATAAAAAATGCAGGTATTTATCTCGTTACACCTGCGGGTCCGGCAATCCTGTCTTATATACCGCGTGAGCTGGCGGTTAAAGGTATTAGTTTTCATAGGTACAAACTGGAAGATTCTTTAGACCTATTACTTAACACACTCGCCACATGAAGGCTACCTTAATGAGTGCAATCAGTATATCTATATTCACATATAAATATACTGACAACAGTACGCTTACTGTTATGCTTAATTAATCAATCTGTATAATTAAGAACGAACAATGATTAAATAAACAAATGGTAGATACTGTAAATCTAAGGACGGGCAAACTTGGCTACATTATATTGTTGTTAGACTTGTGACTGATAATATTGTTAGTAATAATATAGTTGTTCCTGATTTTAACGTCTGCACTAATACTCGTGACACCACTACTATAAACACAAGATATAAGCCCCACAGGATTGTTAAGGATTCTCACCTTAAAGAGCGCCAGAGACGGGTTCCTCTGACTTAGCAATTGTGCTTTTACGTCGTTGCTCTCAACCTGTCGTTTAAGACACCCTTAAATCATGAACCTTGTTATGACCTTTACTCATATACATCAATCGCACTAAAATGTATATTGTCTTTGATTTCTCTGCACTAATATCAGTTTATATTATGATATTATTAGGTCATGACTCCTATTTTACATAAGGGATAACTGAATATAAGCCCCACAAAGTTGATACTGATTCTCACAGTATAGATGCAGTAATATTTACTGCATTAACTTATTAATAAAAACCTGCTGTAGATATAAATACATTATAAGGTTCTAACTTTTTAACAATGATGTCTATATCTTCTTGTGTAACAGTCCTAGGAAGTATACTAAATTTTCCTATACAACTATCTACATATTCTTTAGTTTGTTTAAGACTAAGACCAAATTGGTTTTTTAGTATTTTTATTATATCCATTTTAGTAGAACCACTAGCTTCTTCAGGTACAAACATACTCATTCTTACTAAGCTTATTTTGCTCTCTAATTCAGGCATATTTGTACAAGGAGTAGGTGTTTCTATAAGAATAGATAGTATGTTATCAAACTGTTCCTTTGAACATACTTTAGAAATTGCACCTAATAGACTGTTTGTAGATAATATCTCATCTTCAATAAGATTATCTATTACATACTGCTGAATACAAGTTATTTTCTTCATAATTTGATATTATTTATTTGTTAGTTAATGCAATAAAAGTAATAGAGTAAGCGCATTAATATAGTCATCAGTTACGATGTGTGACTATAAGCTATGCTATGAACTACGTAGATATACACGTTTCTATTCTCTTACTCTATTAATAACTCTTTATTACAGCTAGAGTTAATGGAGCTGTCTACATGTCTGTAGAGTTCAACGTTTTCCTCTTTGAGGATGAACAGACACTTATTGTTCAGTTAGTGTCAGACTGTTAAGCACCTCATTAAGCCTATCGAGGTATAGCTAATCTTCGCTCTGCTTACTTCGAGCTTGGTTGCTGTCTCTAATAAGATGTGCACCAGTTGGAACCTACAACTGCATCTACCACGTGGATTACTATTCAATCTTTAACCTTTAATGTGCATATAAAGGCGGAATAGTTTACTTCTTGACTCACACTCATTCCATATACGACTTGTCACGTATCATCGGTGGTTTAAGAAGAGAAGTATATTAATATAGTCCTTAGCGCTACCTAAGTCTTTATAAGGACATACCTAACTTATATTATTATACTTTAACGTGGTTAAATTATGTTTCACAACATATGAGGATAATTTGCATTTCATAGAATAATTACTTTGCGAAATAAATCTGTATATCTTAGTTAAATAACCATATAGATAGATATAATACTATCATCATGATTATTACTGATAACATACCTAATTCTGTGTCTCTATCCATATGATTGTTTATTTAGTTAATGATTAAATTGCATTTTACACCTAAAACTTATAACTGCGCAACGCATAGCCTGAATGTCACACGTTCTCTATCAGTCCACAGAATTCACTGCTTCATCTGGCAGCTGAGTACGCCCTTACGTCTGCCAACTACACTATTATAAGAAACTGGTGCCCTCAATGTCTTGGGATTGTTACACAACTCCGTAGCTTACGCTACTCTGAAGTTATTGAGTTTTTTAAAATATTAGTCTTCCAACCTAACTGTGTAGTGATACTTAGTAGGATAAACACTAAGCGGAACTACCTTGAACTGCCTGACCTCTCTTCTTTAGTTCCCACATGTTTCTGCGTTCAATCTTCATGTGCAATCTTTTGCTCACAATAACGCGTGAGCGTTTGCCAGTCTTTACAGCGCTGGCTTTCTGTGTAGTTGAGTAATTCTGTAATTAACAGGAATTATATCTCTTTTGTCTTCATGTTCTAATTTATGATATTCGTTTCCTATACAGATTTTATTATCATTAAAACCTATATAGAATACTGAATTAAAGCATATACACTTTAGAACAACATGGTTACAATAGAACTCATATACTTTAGAAAGATAAGTAAAGATATTTTTCATATCTTCAAATTCTTTTCCTTCAAGTTCTACAAAACCTCCAAAACTAACAAAAGCTCTTGAGGTTATTATTTCTGCGATTTTTCCATTTATTTTCATATATATAGGTTTTATTGATTATTGTATATTTATAATAGAACAAGCGCATTAAAACTATGCTATTCTCTTGTTCTGTTGAAAATTTATTTATTATTTTTGTCTGTCCATATACATGATATTGTTATCAACAAAGTGAGACCGTTTAGGTAAATAAAGCCAGTCCAATCATTCGTTTCAATGCAATATTTTAGTATTACAATCCAGAGAAAAACAAAAATAACTAATGCAATTATTACACTTCTATCCATAAAAGCTATATATTATGTGATTAGTCTATTTTGGTAAAACAATTAGTCTTAAAAAAACGAGGATGGTGGGTTCCCCCACCGTCTCCGTTAATCCCAATCGTCATCAGAGGCTTGTGTAGATTTTTTACTTTCGGCTTTGGTTGGTTTAGCTTCCTTTTCTTCTTCTTCGTCAGAAATGTCGATATATGTACCGTTTGCAAGATTAGTACGAAGATTGTTTGCTGCCATTTCTTCCGGTGTGATTTCCTCAGCCCAAACGTCTTTTTCATCAGCAAAGCCAATAACAGTAATAAAGCTTTGTTTCATTATTCGTCCGTCAGAAGTGGTGAACTCAATACGTTTTACCTCATCACTGATGGAAGCTAAATCTACTTGTTTGTAAAGTAAATTTACTACACATTTGTTTTTGTTTTCCTCTTTTACTTTCTCATTGAGAATATAATTCCCGTTATCGTCTTTCTTATATGTCCCGTCCTCATTCTTTTCGGGAACATACATTACACGGCATTTAAGCAACTTTTTCCAATCGCTTAATGCTTCTTCATCCGCGGGAAAGATTGACTTTGTTAGTGTAATGTTTCGGGCTAATGCCGCCTTAACATTAATTCTTACAACTCCGTTTCCTTCGTCCGTCACTTTGTCGGCGCTTGTATCACCGATGACGCCCTGCCACTTGCATATAAAGAACGGTAATTTCCCGTCCCGTGGTCTTAATTCTGCACTTTGTAGATAACACAACATGATAATAAAAGTTTGAATGTAAAACAAAAAAAATAAACAAATAAATATCGAAAGAGAATGCACATATAGGACAATACGGGGGTATTCCCTTCCGATACTAAATACAGGGGAGTGAACTTTTGCTATTCCACACACGCACCACCTCTCTCAAAAAATTTTATAAAATTTTTATATTTTATTTTTAAAATATGTTTAATTTATGTTAAATATCTGTAATTATTCTTAATATTTGCGTTATAGATAATATGAAACATAGCATAGATTATTATATAGAACATATTGAGCCTATGATAGATAATCTAAATAGGCAACAAGAAATACAGATTGATAATACTAAGTTTTTAGTATTAAAAGTGCGTACTAAAGGTGTTATGTATATATTAATAGCTAGTCAATATAACTGGTATGGTGTTCACTACTGGGTATATAATACTAACACTAAACTAGTAGAAAATATAATTCATAGTACTTACCACTTCATGTTTAGATTTAAACAGCGTCACTTATCTATTACTAGACTATCAGAAAATAAACAAATAATAGTATGCATGGTTAATATGTTTAAATATTCATATAACCTGTTAAACTACACATCCTCAGTTTATATTACATATAAAAAACCGTCTAAACTAGGAGTACCACATATAAGATTTATTACATACATAAGAAAGACTACTAAAAAGAAATAATATGAAATTAATAGAATCCAGTGTACAGATTATTGAGGAAAAAGACCCTTACAAGATGATAGAATTAGCAGGTAGAACTTGTTATAAGTCTGAAGATAAGATAACAGAGAATAGTGCTAAAGAGTTTGTAGATCGTATGATTAAGCTTGGTCATGGAGCTATGTTAGAGCATGGTACTATTTATTTAAAGATAGATAAAACAGAAGATGGGCATCTTCCGCCAGCTAGACTATATTGGTCAGATGGTAATCACAAGAAATATACGAGAGTGCGTAAACATGGAAATTCAATATACGTGACAACCAATCTACGAGTAATAGTAGAGAATAATAGATTAGATGATTTGCAGTATCAAGTAGAACCTACAGAACATCACGAAAAGCGCATTACAGCCAAATTTATATGTGATAGAGGAGTAAGTCATGAGTTTGTTAGACACAGAGTATTCAGCTTTGCACAGGAGTCTCAAAGATATTGTAACTACAGTAAGGATAAATTTAATAATGAGCTTACTTTTATTAAACCTACTTGGTTAAATATACCTACTGGAGATTATACTTACTGGAATGGAGATTGGTGTGATATTGATAATATGAAGATCCAGTTACCTTCAGATAATGGTATAGCGGACAACTTTTTATGGTGTTTGAACAACGCAGGGATGCAATACAGACTACTAATAAATAAAGGATTAAAACCTCAAGAAGCAAGAGCAATACTCCCTAATGCAACTAAGACAGAATTAGTAATGACAGGCTTTGAGAGTGATTGGGAACATTTCTTTGAATTACGTTGTAGTGGTGCAGCTCATCCAGATGCTAAGAAGTTAGCTGATGAGTTAAAATCGTTAATGAATGTTAAAAACATTGAACTTAATAGCGTTAAATAACTATAAATAATGTTAATAAATGTTAAAGAAATAGTAACTAAGACAGTATATTAAACGTTATATGGGGAGTAAGAGGGGTAAAGTAATAACAGTGTCTAGTTAAGTAAAGTGTTATAATATTAATTACTCCTACTTTAGATAATCACAAATATAATTACTATGAAACAGAAACAAGTTAGAGAAGTAGCTTACTTAGGTAAGAAAGTATATTTTGGTAATAAACCTTATACTCTAGTAGAGAATGAAGTAAAAGGTATGTGTCAAGGATGTGATTTATACAATTGTTATTGCCCTTCTAGGATTACTTCATTGTGTACTCAAGGATTTATACTTAAAAGAGATAAACAATGAAAGAAGGAAAGAAGAATGATTACCAAGACTGTAAGCTACGTTGGGATTTATTACCTTTAGAAGAGATTGAAGACATAGTAAAGCTTTATACTGCTGGTTCTATTAAGTATGGCGATAATAATTGGCAGAATTTAGACAATGGTTACCAACGTTATAAAGCTGCTATGTTAAGACATCTACTTGAGTATGAGAAAGGTAATAAGGTTGATGATGAGACTAAAGTAAACCACTTAGCTGCTGTAGCTTGGAATGCAATAGCTATGCTTTACTTAGATAAACACGGAAAAGGAAAAGACTATGACATTGAATGATTAGGAATTAGCAAAGATAGTAAAAGATAGAATACCAGTAACAATAGATAATAAATAGTTTATAGTAGAGTCTAATCCAATAGGTAGTTGTGATGGCTGTTACTTCTTAAATAGAAACTGTCCTACTTTAGCTAGACGTTATTGTTGTTCTAATGGCGGAAATATATTAATATTAGAGAAACAAAATAAGAAATAATACGTTATTTGAGTATTAAATATAGAGAATATTATGGAAGATAAAGTACTAGAAACAGTAGTAAATGGAATTAAGTATACAATGTTGAAGGATGTGTTAGTTAAACCTCTAGCACCTGTCATGGTTACTAAAGAGATAACAGAGCAGATTCCTACAGGTGAAGTTGATGAAGATGGTTTCAATAAGTATGATACACAAACTGAAACTAAGGAAGTAGAATCTGAATATTCAACAGGTGTAGTACTGAAAGTTCCTACATGCTTAACAGAATGTGAATATAAAGTAGGAGATACTATTGTTTATAATAAGAAGTTTGCTAAGGACTTTGATCTGTTTAAAGATAGTCAATTAGTCAAACCATACGATATAATTGCTATATCAAATACAATTTAAATTTGCTTAACTCATTGTTAGAATGAACCCTGGCGTTAGTCAGGGTTTTTTATTATCTATATAATAAGTGTTAATAAATGTTAACAGATTTTAACATTTATTTAATATACCGTTTATAGATACATAAACATTAAAAATAAATATTATGAGCTACAAAGTAATTAAGGAATTTGGTTCTGCTAAGAAAGGTGATGTATTAGCAGAAGATGAAACAGGTTTAGTGTCATTTAACATTAGTGAAGATAATTATACTAGAATGATGTCTTTAGATTATGATACTGCGGATTACTTATGTGAAGAAGGTTATCTTTTAAGTATTGATGATGAAAGTAAGTATAATGTAGATGCTACTTTAGAGCTCATTGATGACTTACTTGAGAAATACGAAAGTAACTTAAAAGAAACTAATGAAAAAGCAAATAAAGGCGAAATACAGCCTTGCGTTAAGTTAGAAGCTGAGACAGTATATTATAACTTAAATAAGGTTTTAAATAAAATTAAGGATACGTTGACAAATGAATAAATTGGTAAAAAGCGTAAGCAAAGCCGATTTGAACACAGAATTCTTAAAAAGTCTTAATGGTATACTTGATCTTACTGATAGGGAGCTAGAGTTACTAGCTACATTTATAGCGATAGATATTAATACTCCTAAGCTCCCTAACATAAGTAAGAATGTAATATCTACTGAAAATAGAAAATATATTAGAAAAGTATTAGGTATTACTCCTGATAATCTCAGTAGATATATAACTAAGTTTAAGAATCAAGGTATATTAATTAAAGGTAAAATTGAAGATGAAGTTGTAGTAAATAAGGCGCTTATACCTGAAATAATCGGCTATTGAGTACAAATTACTATAATATTAAGAGTAAAAAAAGATGAAGATTAAAACAACAATAGTAAGACCTGGTACTATATTATGTTGGAAGGAATATAACCTATTTACTAGGTTGTGGAATAAGTTAAAGAAGAGAGACTTACCATATAATAAGTTTGAGATTATTCCTACTAGTATAGAGTTACTTACAATAGATAGATATAATTTTGTAGCATATACTCCTATATGCAAGTACAGTAAACAGGAAATACACAAACTACAATCTGTTTATGATAATTGTGTAAATGATAGAAATTGGGAAGATATCAAGGCTATAATCAATATAGTAAGACCTAATACATTTAATGATTATTCTACTTTAGAAGAATGTAAGTATTACAAAAAGATAGATTTAAATGAGGAATCAAGTGAGTATATATACTGAGCTAAGCAACAAGTATAACATACCATACCCTATTATAGAAGTAATATGTAACAGCCCATTTAGGTTTACTAATAGTATCATCTCTAACTTAGATCCTAAACCAGTTAGATTCTCTTACTTAGGTAAATTCAAATTAAAGAAAAGATATGAAAAAGAAACCGTATGATGTTTATAGTCCTGAGATATACCCTAGACTATTATTTGTAAGTACTAATATTGAGGATTTAGATAAATATTTTATATTTCTTGATGTATACGGTAACAACGATGGAAGCGAATATAATAAATTACTACAAGAAATAGATAAATATGATGGTGGAATGGTTACTTGTAAAGTAATACGTAAGAGTGATAATAAATACGGAGTAATAGTGATAGCTGTTACTAATACAGAAGATATTACTCCAGATATGATTCCCCATGAAGCAGTACATGTTGCAGATTACTTTTGTGAACAATTAGGTTTATATACGCAAGACTTTAAAGACGGTAATGAAGCATATGCTTACTTAGTAGGATGGGCTGCAGGAAATATAAGTAATACTATCTGTAATGAGTTAAAAAACAAAGAATATGACAATTGAAGAAAGTAAAATGATGTGGAAATTAGAAGTGGAAAGTAATAAACCACTCTATAGTTCATTTAGTAAGGAAATGAAACGCCTGTATAACAAAGTAGATGAATTAATTAATGAAGGCGTAATTACTTATGAAGATTTCACTAATGATGTAATCGACAGTATTACTACTACTATAGTAGATAATGGGAAGAATAATGCAGAACCTAGTAGAGCTGATCAGGTAAATGCGATGTGTGATATGCTATTTAAGAAGTATGAAGAATATAAAAAAGTAGAGCATACAGGAGGAGATAGAGAAGTTTTAGTAGATAATATAGAGTTATCAGATGAAGCCCAATTACGTGAATCCGAATGTGCCAATGAGGCGTGCTAAGGAAATTATAGCGAGATTATAGAAAGAATATTATTTAGGTTATTTAATTGATTGATTATTATGGTTAAGTATATTTGTTCAGTAGATAGAGGTACTGTTATTAGTTACGATAAAGAAGTAGAAAATGTTAGCTTACTGGATCATTTTTATGTAGACTATACATGGTATATTCCCGAAGATGGAGAATGGATCTATACAAAGAAAGATGGTTCTAAAGATAGAAGGAATGTTACTAAAGGTGCTATGATAATAAAATTGTATCCTATAGATAAAGAAAGTGACGCAGAGTACATCTTTATTGAAAATGATGAAGTAAAGAATCACTATAATAGATTGCTAGAAAAGGGGCAAGAAGAGAAAAAGAAAGCTACTTCCTGTGATATTGATTGTGATTGTGCTTGTGAAACTGTAAAGTGTGATTGCTAATATGGATAAATTATTGATAGATCAATACGGTAATGCTATTTTATATAAAGTAGATACTAATAGCATTAAAAATGTATCTGATAACTTTGAATGTAGAACTATGTATGTTGCATAGTAGGATGGTCAAGTAATAACAGAAGAGGAAGTAATAGACTATAAATTAGGGGATATTGTACTTATATTAAGTAAATATGATACTATAAGTAGTAAGTGGAATCTAAAGCCGATAGTCTGTTCTGATGCTTTTGCTAAAGACGATCTTATAAGATGGAACAAAGAAGATAACAAACAAGTTCTTACAAATGAAACTATTTGATCTTATTGGAGGTAAAGTAAAAATACACCCAGATGCTATAGGCATCCCATGCTTTAGAAGAGTGTGGGATGCAGATAAACCTGATAAGGAGCATGCTACTAAAGTAATAAGTTACATTGTACTTATGAATAAATGGGATAGCCCTTATGTACAAAGTATGGATGAAGACAGTAGAGAACTTAAATTGAAAAAGGAAATATTCGATGATGAGAATTACAAATTGACGGCAGAAGAATTGATTTGTGAAGATGAATATAAAACCTTACTTAATACTAGAGCTCTACAAATGTTAAACAATATGCGTCTAAAGTTAGATAGTGTGAGTAAGTACTATAAAGAGTCATTAGACGATACTTTAGATGAAAAGAAGATTAAGGACTTATTAGCTGGCATGACTTCCGTTGGTGGAGTACTTAAGAGTATTGATTCACTAGAAACAATGGTTAAAGCTGAAGAATTAGCTATAGGTAAAGTTAAAGGAGATGCTAAAGTAAATCCGTATGAGTTGGCGAAATAATACATTAAAATATAACTAAATATTAACAACACGTTATAGTGTATAAATAAAAATATTATGAATAAGAAATTTACGATTACTATAGATTTGACTAAGGATACAGAAGAAGTGTTTAGACAGATTGAAGAAGCTTCGGAATATTTGAACAAACCTGTAAAGAAGTCATTATGGCAAAGAATTAAATCTTGGTTCTAAACCATCAGAACCCTTACGTGGAGGGTAAGAATATCCACGTGTATATTCTCCTGTGATGTATGATTGGCTTATAGCATAGAAATCTCTAAAATTTCAAGACCCGTGGCCGATGCGGGCGGGAGGACCAATTGAAATACTAGTCCTTTGAAACTATAATAGCAGAAGGAAACTTGTTGGATAGGTAGTTATCGTGAACAGGTAGTCTGGGGTAAACATTAGCCCAGGTGGGGAGTACTAAATATACGGCGTATAAATCCCTAGATTAAGAAACTAGGTTGCAGTCACTGGAAATCTCCCCAATATTTTTCATATTAAGAAAATTTTAAGTTAATAAATATTATCTGAATGGAAGGGGTTCGTTGTGAAACGCGCCCCTTTTTTAAATATGATATGGTTGATTTTAATAAGAAAATTGTAAATTCAAATAAATTTCGCTAGGCTGCATTAAATTTTATTAATACTGGTAGTTATTGTAATTTTCCTGAATCTACTTCAGAATATTTTAAGTTCTGGGATGAGGAAAGTAAAAGATGTGTAGATGGTTATACTGCTGATGATGGAGATTTCATTAGTGGGTATAACTATTTTTATTTAAACTATTGCCCTATATCTCGTATAGTTAACCGTATTACAACAGATGAGTCTGGAAATACTAAAGTAAAGCGTGTTAATGAGGTTACATTTCCTGACTTCTGGGATTATGACTATTACTATTTTAATGCAGTATAGGAGGCTCAAGAATAGGGTAAACACTTATGCTTACTTAAGTCTAGACGTAAGGGTTTCTCATATAAAGGCGGGTCTATGGCGTGCCGTAATTTCTATTTAATACCATACTCTAAAACCTTTATATACGCGTCAAATAAGCAATATTTGACAGATGATGGTATTCTTACTAAAGCTTGGGACTATATGGACTTTATAGATAAGAATACAGCTTGGGGGAAGAAAAGGTCAGTTAATACTTAGATGCGTAGACGTGCCGGATTCTACACTAAAGATGATTACGGCAATATCATAGAATTAGGTTATAAATCAGAAATTATAGGTGTTACTTTGAAAGACAATCCTGACGTAGTACGTGGTAAGAAAGCTAATCTTATTATGTTTGAAGAGGGCGGTTCTTTCTCTGAATTAGGCGCAGCATGGCAAATCGCTAGACCTTCTGTAGAGGTAGATGGTATAGCCTTTGGTACTATGATAGTATGGGGTACTGGTGGTGATGAAGGTTCTGCATTTGAAACTATGAAGGATATGTTTTACAACCCTGATGGATACAATTGTTTAGGGTTTGATAACATATGGGATGAGTCTGCTACTACTAATAAATGTGGTTTCTTTGTACATCAATATACTTACTAAGATATACGTGATGAGAATGGTAAACGTATATATATGGACGAGGACGGTAATACGTACCGTAAGAAGTCTTTAGAACACATATTAGCAGAAAGGCAAGTAGTAATAACTAATGCCACTAATAACGCAGCAGTTGACAGATACGTTGCAGAAAGACCTATTACTCCAGCAGAAGCAATGTTAGAGTTTAATGGTAACATTTTTCCCAAAAAAGAATTGCAGGAACAGTTAGCATTACTTAGAACTAACAAAAAATTATAGAATCATAAATAGGTAGGTGATTTAGTATGGCAGCCTGATGGTAGCCTTAAATGGATTATTAAAAAAACTGGAGATATAACACATTACCCATTAAGAACTAAAAGGGATGAAGTTACTGGAGCATTAGTAGGAGATGATCCTACTGGTTCTATAGTAATATGGGAGCATCCTAATAAGGATGCTAGTGCTGGTTTGTATATTGCAGGTATAGACTCATACGACTATGATGAATCAAGTACTACATCTTTGGGTTCTTGTTTTATATATAAGAGAGTATAGTCTATAGAATAGTATTCAGATATAATAGTAGCAGAGTACACAGGCAGACCTAAGTCAGCAGAAGATTTTTATGAAAATGTACGTAAATTACTTATATACTATAATGCTAGAGCAATGTATGAGAATCAAAATAAAGGCATATTTGTTTACTTTACTAATAAGCATTGTGACTACTTACTTGCCGATCAACCAGATATAATTAACGATATAGTAAGTAATTCTAAAGTAAATAGAAAGAAAGGTTGCCACATGAATAAATAGATTAAGCAATGGGGATGGGGTCTAATAAAGGATTGGCTTAACGATATTAATGCAGATGGCAAGAAGAACTTATACAATATAATGTCGGAACCGCTATTAGAGGAACTTATAGCTGCAAACGATGTAGTTAACGTAGACCGTGTAATGGCGTTGACCCAAGTAATGATATATAGAGAATAGCTATATAATGTTAAAGTAAAAGAGATTAAAAAAGAGAATAGAAATAGGGTACTGTTTGAAGGCCCTATATTTACTCAGGAATGGTTTCGTGACGACGAAGCTATAGATAATATCGAAGCATATATGTTTTAATTATGAATAATATTAATCAAATGCCAATATAGAAACTTCCTATGTCTAAGAAGACAAAAGACTGGCAAGAAAGTTGTATAGACTATGTTATAGGTCGTAGTTTAGGAGGTTCTAGAAATGGTAATAACAGAACTCGCAGAGAGGAGATGCAAACATACTATGATCTTTATAATAGTATATACAATGAAAAAGATCTAAAGTATGTTACTAATCCTTTTAAACAGCAGGATGGCTTTCCTGCAATGGCTTAGGATTATAATATAATTAAGCCCAAAATAGACTTACTGTTGGGAGAAGAAACTAAAAGACCATTCAACTTCAGAGTAGTACGTACAAGTGATATAGCTGCTAGTGAAATGTAGGATAGAGCTAAATAGCTTTTAATAGATTACATTCAGGCTACTATAATGAGTAAATTAGGTCCTGAAGAACAAGCTAGATACTAGGAAGCTTTACAGAATGGTGAGATAATGACTCCTTAGTAGATACAAAAATACATGAGTAAAGACTATAAAGATATAGCAGAAGTAACTGCATATCACAGTCTTAATTACTTAAAAAATAAGTTAAACATTACTCATGAATTCTTCAAAGGTTGGAAAGATGCTTTAGTTGGTGGTGAAGAGATATACTATGTAGATATACTGAATGGAGAACCGTGCCTCGAACGTGTTAATCCTATCTACTTTGATTATGATACTGAAACGTCCGACTTGGAATTCATTCATGACGCAGAATGGTGTTGTTATGAAATGAATATGTCTGTAACTGAACTATATGATAGATTATACGATAAGATGTCTGAGAAACAGCTAAATTAGTTGTTAGATATGATGGATCAAGCTTCTAAAGGAGGTATAAATCCTGAAGTAAGAAAGACATCTTTAGACTATACTCATATTAAAACACATACTATTAACGGATTCAGTAGTAATCCATTTGATAGTACTAATAGTGTGAAAGTATGGCACTGTTGCTGGAAATCATTTAAGAAGATAGGCTTTGTTACTATAATTGATCCTGAATTAGGTGAGCCTAAAGAATATCAAGTAGATGAGAGCTATAAAGAGACCGGGATGGAACTTAATGTAGAATGGAAATGGATTACCGAAGTATGGGAAGGATATAGAGCTGGAGAAGACCTATATATAGGAATACAACCATTAGAATATCAATATACTTCATCTGATAATCCTAACTCTTAGAGATTGCCTTATACTGGAGTAGTATATAATAATACAAACAGTAGACCACGTAGTTTAGTAAGCATGATGAAACCATTACAGTATATGTATATTGTACTATGGTATAGACTTGAGCTTGCTATGGCTAGAGATAAAGGTAAAGTAGTAAATATGGATATTACTTAGATACCAAAATCTATGAATATAGATGTATCTAAATGGATGCATTATTTATCTGCTCTTGGTGTAAACTTTATTAATCCATATGAAGAAGGATGGGATATACCTGGTAGAGAAGGAGGTAAACCTAGTCAGTTTAACTAGATTACAGCTCTTGACCTTACTATGGCTAATACTATAGATTAGTATAATAATCTAATGGATAAGAATGAAAGTATGCTATCTGAGATATCTGGAGTTAGTAAGCAAAGAGAAGGGTCTATTTCATCTAATGAATTAGTAGGTAATGTAGAGCGTTCTGTAGTACAATCAGCTCATATTACTGAACCTTGGTTCTGGACACACAATTAGGTAAAGAGAGAATGCTTAACTATGCTACTTAATACTGCTAGATGGGCTTGGAAAGATAGTAGTAAAACTCATCTACAATATATATTAGATGATGCTACTAGAGCATTCTTAACGCTATCAGATGATATGCTTTATGAGGATTTTGATATCTTTATAGAAGATACTACCAAGAATCAACAGTATATAGAAACACTTAAGCAGTTAATGCAACCTGCTATGCAGAATGGTGCTAGTTTGCTTGATATAGCTGAAATCATTACTATGGATAATATTAGTATGATTAAGTCTAGATTAGAGGAAATTGAGCAAAAACGTATGGAGCAACAACAAGCTATGGAACAAGCTCAAGCAGAACGTGAACAGCAAGCTATTCAAATGCAAAATGAGATTAAGGAAGAGGAGCTTATGATTAAAGAAGCAGAAATGGATCTTGAAAAATATAAGATAGATCAAGATAATGCTACTAAGATTACTGTAGCTCAACTTAATGCCTATAGAGGTGCTGAGAATATGGATCAAGACGGTAATGGAATTCCAGATCCAGTAGAGATAGCTCAACAAGCTTTAGCTGAACGTAAGCAAGCATCTGATGAAGCTTCTAAACAATTTGAATTCAATGCTAAGATTAGAGAGCAGAAGATGAAGAAAGAGATAGAAGATAAGAAAAATCAGCTTGAAAGAGAAAGAATGGATCACGAAATGAAGTTGCAAGCAGCTAAAGATAAAGCAGCAATGGAGAGAGAAAGATTAAAAGCTAAGACAGCACTTAAGAATAAGACAAACGCAGAAGCTAAAAAGAGTAAATAATTATGAATTGGTTTAAAGAAACATGGTGGATAGTTAAACAACTATTTACTAAAGTAAAAGCAGATAAAGTAGAGTATAAGCATATGGATCATTATCCATTTAGTGGTTATTCTGCAATGAGCTGGTGTGGTTACTTGTTAAGTAGAAAACCTGAATCTCAGATTAAGCCTACTACTTGGAATCATGAAAATATTCATCTCTATGAAGCTAAAGATAAAAAGAGATGGATAAGTTATTATTGGTCCTATGTGCGGGAATGGATTAAAGGTAATCCAATTATCTACCCTGCATCTAGTGCTTACTATACCATTCCTTATGAGATGGAAGCTTACGCTAATGACGATAACTTTGACTATCTGAAAACACGTAAGCCTGAAGATCTTGATAAGTACAAGATTAAAGACAGAAAGAAGACTTATAAGGCTAATAAAAAGAATTGGAAACAGTATCTTAAAACAATTAAATAATAGGAGAGATTAATTATGGCATGTGGAGGTAAAAAGTCTGGTAGCTCTAAGAAGGGCAAAGGCGGAAAGAAATGATAGTTATGGAACGAGAACCTACTATTAAAGAAAGAATTGAATTGTTTATATAGAGACTATTAGATAACGGATTCGTAGAGTAGGATGAAGATGAAGTACAATAGTATGTAATGTTCTTTATAGGTACTCCTTTGGATACTAGAATATTTAAAAAAGATATAATTACTATTTGCATATCTGAATCTTCTCAAGAAGCTGAGATTTACATGAATGGGCAACAATTCTTAGGTAAAAGAAATTTTACAGATTTTATATATGGATAAACGAGCATTTAAACAGAGAATGCAGAACCTAAAGTCTTACCGGGAGAATAATCCCGGTAAAGGCTATTGGGATTGGAAAGTAGAAGCATTTGCTGAAGGTGGTCAGACAGGTGATCCTGAGAAGGAAAGATTCTATCAAGCTACAGGTAGAAGTAGTAGTGGTAGACCTTTAGAAGAAGTTTAAAACCTGTATTTAGTCTAGAAGATGCTGCTAATATGACTCCTATTGGCGATGCTATATCAGCTAGAGATACTTATAATGCTGTAAAGAATAGAGATTGGTTGAGTGCTGGACTAGCCGCTCTTACAGTATTACCTTTTGTTCCTAGTGGTTTAAGAAATGTAAAAGCTGCTGCTAGATACATTCCTACTGTAAATAGAACTGAACAAAGTTTAATAAATTAGGCTCTGGGTAATATTAGTAAGAAAAGAGATTATTTATCAGATATAGCTAATTCTAGAAATAGAGTTCTAGAAGATATTAATACGATACCTTACCGCAATAGAGCTGAATAGGCAGATAAAATATTCGGTACTAATTATAGTGAAACTTATGATCTGCTTGATGATTTGTATCAACATAGGTACTTTGATTTACCTGAAGTTCAACCCAAAGATATGGTAGCTTCTGGAAGATTATAGGCTAAACCATTTGCAGAAGAACGATTTAATAAGACCGGAGTAGGAGCAGAACCTAATGAGTTTGATTTATGGGTAAATACAGGAATGTATAGAGATCCTATGCAATTAGCTAATCATGAGATGAATCATTATACTGATTATATAATTAGTAGAAATGCAAATACAACTATTAACAATAACATGTTAAAACAGCTAGAGAATTCATTAAAATAGACAGATGCTACCAGTTATTATAGAAAAGGTACAGAATAGAAAGCTTATATGAATTAGCTAAGAACCATGCTCAAATAGAATGCAGATGTATAGAATTTAGATGAACCAGTATCGTCTGCTCTACTTAAGAAGTATCTAGATAAAATGTCTGATAGTGATCCTATAAAGAAGATGTTTAAACAGCATAAGAATATTAATGCGTATACTAAATGGTTTAACACTATTCCGTTGCTTGGTACTACTGCATTAGGAGCTAATGCTTACTTTAATAATAACAAAGATGAGTGATCTAATAGATTATACAGGTATCATGCCGGAATACCCTATACCTTCATATAAGTATGGTGGTATTCACATAAAGAAGAAGAATAGAGGTAAGTTTAATGCCTTAAAGAAAAGAACTGGTAAAACTACAGAAGAACTTACTCATAGTAAAAATCCATTGACACGTAAGAGGGCTATCTTTGCTCAGAATGCGAAAAAATGGAAACATAAAGGAAGAAAGAAAAAATAATAAATCTAATTATATATAATTATGGATAATATAACATTGAACGGTTTTGAGGTATTTGAAGATCTCATGCCAGGAGCAAGTGTAAAGAATAAACCTATTACTCCTCCTACTAGTGAGGAAGAGGAAGAAACAAAAATTGATCTTGAAGGAGTAGGAGAAGAACTCAGTGAAGAAGAATTAGATAATATTCGTAAGAATACTAAAACTGAAACTGAGGAAAAGGAAGAACCTGAGGAAGAAGATAAAGAAGTAAAATCTAAACCCAAGGCTAAACCTAAGACTACTACAAAAGAAGAAGTAGAAGAACCTGAAGTTGAGGAAGAAGAACCAGAAGAGTCTGCTGATGAAACTACCATAGTAACAGGTTTCTTTGACTCTTTATCTGAAAAATTAGGTTGGGATGACATTGAGGATGATGATAAACCTAAGACTGTAGAAGATTTAATTGATTACTTTAATGATGTAATTGAGGAAAACTCAGTACCACAATACGCTAGTGAAGAAGTTGAGCAACTTGATAAGTTTGTTAAGAATGGTGGTAATTTGAGAGATTATTTCTCAATTGATAATGAAATTGATCTTGATGATATCGATCTCGAAGATGAAAGTAATCAGAAGTTAGTATTGAAAGAATTCCTTAAAGAAAAGGGTTTTAATGCTAAATAGATTGAAAAGAAACTTACTAAATACGAGGAAGCTGGTATTCTTGAAGATGAGTCTCAAGATGCTGCTGAAGCCCTTAAGGACATAAGAGAGAATAAGAAACAACAGCTATTGAAAGACCAAGAAAATGCCGCTAAGCTCGCAGCTCAACGTCAACAGGAGTACTTTGATACCGTTGTCAACGAAATAAAGGGCATGGATAATATCCGCGGTGTTAAAATTCCAGAAAAGGATAAACAAATACTGTTGGAATATATATTCAAACCTACCTCTGATGGTATGACCAAATTTCAAAAAGATTGGTCTAAGAGCGTAAAAAATTTAATTGAGTCTGCCTACTTCACTATGAAAGGAGATACACTTGTAAAAGCTGCTGAAGTAAAAGGTCAAAATGCTGCTATTAACAAGTTCAAAAATAGCCTTAATAGGGCAGGAGTAAGTAGAAAGACTAATAAACAGGATAACACTAGCACCGAGTCTATGTGGAATTCCTTCGCACGAAGATTGCGTGCTAATTAATAATAACTAAAAATTAATTTACTAGTATTTTATGGATAATAATATTCTGAATAATTTGGTACTGTATAAAGGTAAGTGGTTCAGTGATTTGATTGATACCGCTAAGATTTCTGCAGCATCACAATAGAATCCGTATCAGGTTGCTACTGTGTTGTCCTATGTATTCGGTACCAAAGATAATGGTTACAACACTTCTTTGGATATGCTTACTGGTGGTCTTGGTAACGTAATGACCATTGATCAACCGAGCTGGGAGTGGAATGTAATGATTGATGCCGATAGAGCAGTTACAATTAGAGATGCAAAATGGAATGGCGCAGCTATTACAGATGATTCAACTGCAGGTCTTGGCAATACACCTATCATGCTGTGGTTAGAAGATAACTGGTTTGGTCCTACTGCTATATTGGAATTTGATGATAAGGAATTCCAAGTACGTGTAGCAGGTGCTCCGTATCAGGACGGTAACTTGTGGGTATATACTTGTTTTGTAGCTGATGGTCAGCCTACTTCTTATATCCCCGCAGAACTCTTGAAACCGGGTTGTCAAGTATCTCGTCTGGCTTCTGCTGTTGAAGAATACAGTGAAGAAGGTGATATCCTGAACTATAATACTCATTTCAAGATGCGTAATTATCTTACTACAATTCGTATCAACTATGATATTACTGGTTCAGCTTATTCTACAGTAATGGCAATTGCTTTACAGGATCCTAAGACTGGTAAGAAGTCTTACTTGTGGGCTGATTATCAGGAATGGGTAGCTCTGCGTGAATGGTATAAGAGATGTGAGCGTATGCTTGTTTATGCGAAGACTAATGTTAACAAGGATGGTTCTTGCAACCTGAAGGGTACCAACGGTCGTCCAGTATTTATTGGTGCTGGTCTGTTGGAACAGATTGCTCCGTCTAACAGACGTTACTATACTCATCTTACTGCAGAATTGCTAGAAGACTTCCTGTTTGACCTGTCTTACAATGTACTTGGTACTAACGAACGTAAGTTTGTTGCATTGACTGGTGAAATGGGTATCCGTGAATTCGATAGAATTCTGAAGGAAAAGGTAGTTAACATGAACCTTATTGATACTGTATTTGTAACTGGTTCTGGTGATAGTCTTACTTTCGGTGGTCAGTTCAAGACTTATAAGATGACTAATGGTATCGAGTTGACTCTGAAGTATTTCCCGCTGTACGACGATATTACTTACAATCGTAAGTTGCATCCGGTTACTCTGAAACCGCTGGAATCATATCGTATGACATTCCTGGATCTGGGTAGACGTGATGGTGAGGCTAACATCGTTAAGGTAGTTCGTAAGGATCGTGAATTCGTAACTTGGACTACTGGTGGTGCAGTTCTTCCGTCTGGTTATGGTAAGTCTATTAATACTCTGAGATCTAATGGTAAGGATGGTTACACTGTATTCTTCCTTGGAGAAATGGGCATAATGTTAAGGGATCCACGTGCGTGTGGGGAACTAATCATGGATGCTGAGTAATAGCTAACTTGTGGTTAATAAATGATGGGGCCTTAGGGCCCCTACTAACTTGATAATCTAATATTTTATATTATGGAAGTAATCGTTAGAATAATTAAAACTAATCCCTGGACTGGGATTACTAAATGGCCTACATGTTTTGATTATGTAAGCACTTACTTGACTAGATCTGGTAATTTATATACTGGTTTATCTGCAGAAGATGCGACCAGATTAGAAAAAGAAATTGGTTATCCTGAGGGGTAGTTATCTCCCAATAGTACATTCTGGGATACTTTTGCTATTAAGATTGGCAAAAAGGATTTGATATTGGATACTAATAGACCTGAGGATGAATTAAAATACCTATTCCTTTAGAAACATAAAAGAGTAGCTAATGGTCTTAACGATATTAAACCTAGCACTGATTATGTTATGATTAATAAGGATAGTGAAGCAGAAGAACAGAATAAGTTCAATAAAGTTAAGCGTGAAGCATATAGAGAGATGGATAAGATGTCTACTGAAGAAATGCGTAAGTGTTTACGTCTCTATGGTATGAAATCAGATTCTATGTCTAATGAGGTTGCTGAAGCTAAATTGTCAGAATTTATTGAAGCTGATCCTTCTAAGTTCTTGATGAAATGGGTAAATAATCCTAATAAAGAAATTAACTTCGTAATTGAAGAAGCTATTGCTAAAAACATTATTAGAAAGAATCGTGCTCAATATTACTTTGGTACTGATTTAATTGGTAATGGTCTTGAAGATGTAATTGCTTATCTTAAGGATAAGAAGAATCAAGAAATAAAATTGGCAATAATGTAGGAAATAAAATCTAAGTAATGACTAATAAAGATTCTCATATAATTTTCAAGGTAGTTCTGGATAAGAATGCAGAAGGTATTGCTTATGGCGGATGCCCCGCATTTTTAGACGAGGAAGTAGACTTATTTCTTAATCAAGCACAGCTAGAAATCTTAAGTAATAAGATTACTGGTAATAATGCTTTAAGAGTAGGTTTAGAAGGTTCTGTATCTAACTTATCTGAGATAGAAAAGTTAATAGCTACAGATGTTAATCTTCATGCTGTACATACAGGCTACAATGAGTATGCATTAGAAGATGTTCATGATGAAGATAATAGAATGACTATACTTAGTGTATTACTTAAGTATGGACAATTCTAGACTAACTGCGTACTTACTAGTCATGAATTAGTAAAGCCTTTAAAGTAGACTTATAATAATATACCTTGGGTAGAGAATCCAGTAGCTACTTTAGAAAATGATAAACTCTTAGTATACGTAGATCCTGTTTTAATGCAGGATCCTATGTATGCTCCAAGAGTAGAAGATAATACAGAGTTCTATAGAGTAGATATTACTTATGTTAAGAAACCAACTAAGTTTGACTACACTAAACCTGAACAAGAATTAGATTTTCCTGAAGATGTCATGTATGAGATTATTAATAGAGCTGTAGTAATTGCTTTAGAGAATATAGAATCTCAGAGACAATCTTCTAAGTTTTAGTTAAATCAAGTATCTGAATAATTATGCGCGAAAGAGATTTTCAAATAAATGTAGAAAGGCAACTGAATAACATTATAACAAACTATAATGATACTATTAAGTTTCCTTCAGATACTTTGTTTCATTTCATAAACAAAGCTAAAGACGAATATGTTAAACAGAACTTTAGAGTATTCTAGAGAAATCAAGAGATTACTGATAACATACGTACTTTAGTAAATACTAAGAGCTATACTACTTATAGCTTTAGTAAATTAGGTAATAAATGGGAAGCTGATTATCCTGAAGATTATATGTTTGCACTTGGTGAAAATGTATATATAAGTATAAAGGATAATAAATGCAATAACTTAATTACTCGTGAGTCTGATGTAATAGAGGCCACAATAGAGACAGTAAGCTCTAGACTAAGTAATAGTCTATCAGATCACAGATTGCGTTATAATCAAGCAAAACCTATTAGAGTATATACTGACAATAAAATTGTATTATATACTGATGGTAAATATGATATAAGTTCTTATGAGCTTACTTACTTAAGAAAAGCCAAGGATTTAGGTACTCTCTAGGATTTAACTAAAGAATACACAGATCTTCCAGAAAATACACACTAGGATATAGTTGATCTAGCAGTTCAAATGATAGTACAAACTATACCTAATGCAAGTTCTAAGAAATCTTAGGACGAATAATTAAGGCGCTTACCAACGTGGAAATCTGAAATAATGAAAGTAGAAAGTAAGCGAATAGACTAAGCGCTAATGTCTAATTTAAAAACAAACATTTAATATGATAACTTCAGTACACTCAGTTCTGATTGGAAAACAAGCTCCGGCTTCTTACACTACAGTGGATGCTTTAGCTGTTGGTGATGTTGCTTTGTTCGATGAGAATAAGGCCCTTATTAAGACTGCTGCTGATGCAGTAAATGCTAACTCTCTGTATGTAGGTGTAGCAGGTGAAAAGATGAATGTTACTATGCCTGATGGTACGGTAGCACAGAAAGCTAATATTGATTTCTCTACTGAAATTCAGAAAGCTTCTAAACCGTCTGCAGTAATTGGCGAATATGTAGCTCCTGTTGAAGAAAAGATTGTGATCACTTTGACTAACGCTACTATCATTGCTGGTAATCGTTACGTTTTGCGTATTGTTTATAAGGATATGTATGAAGCCGCTTGGCAGTTTACTCATACTTATGAAGTATATGCTGAAACTACTACCCCTGCAGATTTAGTAAATGCTCTGTTGAAGAAGATCAATGCTCATAAGAATCGTAGAGTACAGGCTTCTGCTTCTGCTGCAGTTCTGACTTTGACTGCTATGCCGAAGGATGATAATGAAGGCGTTTATTCTTTAAATGAATATAGCGTTGTATCTATGGAAGCTTCTCTGTATGAGACTATTCCTGGTGCATTGCTTGCTAATCAGCCTAAGGCAGTTGTAGGTGCTACGATTGTTAAGACTGCTGGTAATCCAGGTAAGGGTTATTGGAAGCAAGTACGTGATGCAGAAGTACGTAACATGGGTTATAAAGGTCACGTATTTACTGGTGCATATCCTATTGTTGAACAGGCTCGTAAAGTAGTAGAAGATGCAGAATATGATTATGCTATCATTGAAAACGATAACCTGTACTTGAGCAATGATAATCAGTACATCAAGACTACTCCGTTGACTACGGAAGTTTATTGTCCTAGTTTAGTTGATTCTATTGTAGATAAGGGTATTCAGTCATTTATTGCTGGTAAGACAATTGCCTAATCCACGTTAGAGAGATTGAATTTGGGATAAGATTCCTTTTACAAACTACAGAAGTGGAGTTGTGGAATATTCCACTCTCCACTTTTTTTATTGTTGATATATGGACAAATTAACAAATATACAAATAGATGGTGATAAACTGACCTTTAAGATAGAGACTGAAGTAGATCTTAGTAACTATGGTAAGGAAGTTTATATAGATGAAGTATGGAATTTAAAGAACATACTTGAAGACAGTCCTATACATAACATTAGCTTTTCCGAGAATATTACAGTAGATTCCGAAAATAATGTAACTGTAACTAATGACGATATTCTGGAATTAGATTGGAATATGAAATACGTTACTTTGAGATGTTTTACGGAATAGGAAGAAATTCATTTTCATGGCATATACTACAATCCTTCAATTGTATATATGGCAGAGATTAGGAAATTACATACTCACTGCTCAACTTGTTTAGATGATCAGACTATGCAGAACATAATGTTAGTAGTCTTTAAGAGATAGTTACTTGAGTATGCTTTAGCATCCGATTACTATCGTGATGCTTTACAATTATATGTAGATATCTGTAGATTACTTGAGATATCTATTAAACCAAAATGTGCAGCTAGTACTTGCTGTAACAATGCTATTCTTACTCAGAAAGGTGATTGTTTCAATACAGAAAACGATAAGTGTCTTCATTTAGAGAAAGAGCGTAACTCTGCTACTTTATTTAGTGGTATTTGTTACTCTTGTTCTAACAATACTTGCAGTACAGGAAATTGCAGTAATGGTTATTGTAAATTATAAAATAAATAGATATGATACAAAAATGTGATGGTGTAAAGATATTGGACTTAGAAGAGAAGCTTGAAGCTACAGGTAGTGAATACATTGTTACTGCAGAAAAAGGCAATAACTATAAATTACCGCTTGAATCTGTAGCTGATATAGTTATAGGTAGTTCTAAGTTTAAAGCTGCAATTAAGGATGTATATGAATCAAGTACACCTACTGCATCTGTATCTTTAGATAAAGATAAGTTCTTATTCTCATTTGGTATACCTGCTGGTAGAACTGGTGATGCTGGTAAATATGGTAAAGATGGTAAAGATGGATAGGATGGCAAAGATGGTATTGATGGTGTACCAGGTATAGATGGAGATACTACTAGAGTAGTAATAGCATATAAGTCTACTAAGAGTATAGAAAGACCTGATACTCCTGTAGGTGGTAGTTGGGATTATGATACTAACACTATAACATATCCTGAAGGATGGTCTGGTAGTGATAGTAACCCTAATGGTTATGTATGGATGTCTACTGCTACTTTCTCTAGTAAAGGTACAATAGTAGTACCTTGGAGTACACCTGTAAGACTTACTGGAGCAGATGGTCATGATGGAGCTGATGGTAGTAATATTGAATTCGTGTATAAGCTTACTGTAACTAGTTTAGTTACACCTACTAAACCTACAGGTAACAGCCAGACTGAAGCTATTAGACAAGGGTGGACTGATCATCCTACAGGTATTAGCGAACAATATCAATGTGAATGGGTTTGTTCACATAACTTGCAAACTGATGGTAGTTGGAGTGAGTGGAGTGATCCTACTATTTGGTCTAAATGGGGAGTAAATGGTAAAGATGGTGATGGCGTAGAGTATATATATCAGATTACTAAATTACCTGCTTCTCCTAAAGAGATTACAGATAACAACCCAGATCAAGATGAATATATACCTCAATCAGCTCCTGGTGAACAACCTTGGACAGATAATCCTACTGGAGTAAGTAAAGAATTCCAATACGAATGGGTTAGTCAGAGAAAGTATAAAGGTGATACACATAAATGGGGCAACTTTAGTTCTCCATCATTATGGGCTAAATATGGAGACAATGGTCAAGATGGTCAACACCTTAGAGTAATGTATACTAAGACATCTGGTAGCGACGTTAAACCTAGAGATCCAGATAGATTGAATATTAATCCTGGTAGTATCTGGAGTGTAGGTATGCCTACTGCTACTGGTAAAGAAGCTATATGGGGCATTCAAGCTCTTGTTACTTTTGATAATAAGTTAGTAATTGATGAATCTCTGCCTGAAGACGAAAGAGGTTGGCAAGGGCCTTATTTAATTACTGGTGTACCTGGTCTCGATGGTAATAACTTTAATTATCAAGTAGAAGCATTTAAATAGAGCTAGACTCAACCTGATAAGCCTACTAGTAATGACCCATATAATCCTGGTAATGGTTGGGTACTTACTCCTGATATGTCAACTGGTATATGGTGGAAATGTATAGCATTAGTTCAAGGCGAAACTGGTACAGTAATAGAATGGGGAGCTGTAGTAAAAGTAACCGGGCAGGGGGTTATCATTAAAGGCACTTTAGATTCTACAGATGATCTTCCAACTAGTGGTAATGAAATAGGAGACGGTTGGGTTATTGATGGCTTCTTATGGGTATGGAATGGTAGTGACTGGGTAAATGTAGGTAAGGTTCAAGGCATGGATGGTAACTACTATGAATACAGATTTGCTAGAAACAATAGTTGGAGTTCAGCTCCTTCGTTAGACCAAGATACTCGTTATCCTTCTGGTTGGAGTTCTTCAGCTCCTGCTTTAAGTGATGGTAAAGTCTTATGGGCTACTTTTGCTTATATCAATGGTAGTGATAATACTATGATAGAAGACTGGTGCGATCCATACTATATGACTGGTATGACTGGTGATAATGGTGGTTCTGGTATTCCTGGAGTAGGTTACGAAGTCAGATACTGTAAAGGTACTGAAACTACTTATACAGGAGAACAATGGAGCGACACTATGAAGCGTAAGAGAGATCCAAAAGGTTGGTCTATAGATGTTCCTGAGTTAGTTAGTGGTGATGAATATAACTACATATGGTTTATTCAATGTAGAATAATAAATGACGAATTAGAGTCTGGTCAATATTGGTCTAAACCTAACCCTATGGGTGGTATAATTACTCCAGATCCAGTAGGTTCACAACCTATAGCATATCCTATGGGTATATATAGTACTAGTACTCCTTATATTAACGATGGAGAAAAAGCTCCTTACGTATATGATACTAGTGATGGTAACTATTACTTCTTGAAATCAGTAATGACGTGGATTGGTACTCAATAGAATAATGTATCTCCAGCTACAGATACATCTGGCGCATGGACTAAGTTAGAAGGATACGAAGCAATCTATACTGACTTACTTATTGCACCTAACTCATTAGTAGGTGGAGCTGTATTTAATAACAACCTGATGTTCTCACAAAGAGGTAAGAATGCTAGTGATGGTGATAGTTCTGAATATCATTTGATTAATACTTCAGATCCTATGAATACTTCTAACTCGTTTAGACCTAACTTCTTGCTAGACTTTGCGAATGGTGAAGCTTACTTTGGAGCTGGAGGTATACACTTAGCAGCTGATAGTTCTAACACTTCTATACAATTAGAATCTGGTAATGTATCTGGAGGTAATGGTAGTATTGCCACTATAGATATAGATGGAGCTACATTCCAAAAGGTAGTATCATCTAGCAATCCTGCAGCAAATAAAAGAGCTGAACTTAGTATAGATGGACTGAGTATTAATATGGGCATACCTAAATTCTATGTTAATGATGAAGGAATGTCTTACTAGCATTATGCAGGATCTTCTACAGTAACAGATTTTAAGTTAGATACTACGGGAGCTATTACTATTGGACAAACTGGTTCTAACCACGCTATAATTGATAGTGGTAGTTTTTCATTAAAGAATAGCACTCTGGATAATATAGTTATTACTTATGATAATACTACTTCTTCAATAGTACTAAATAACCCAACAGGAATAGATTCATCTAGAGTAGAAATAAAGGCTTTAGATGATGATGCCTCTGACGCTATCTCTGTAACTGCTTATGATTCTTAGGGTAATAAAGCGTACATATCTCCACTAGGAGTAACTGTATCTGACGGTGTAAATACTCATATAGATATTATGAAAAGTATGATTACAGTAACTAACTCTAGCGGTACGAATATTGGATGGACTGGTACTAAAAATGGTTTGCGTTTTATAGGCGGGATTTGTGTTGGTGAAGCTTAATTAAACTACTATGGATAAAGCAAAAGAATATATAAACAGTAAAACAAACTCTATACTTAAAACTAATATACTTAGAAATAATAGAGATGTTGTAGCAACCATAGTATACAATGAATTGACAGATTTATTGGAGTTTAGTAACACATCTAGTGTTACTACTCCTATAGATTCTGAAATACTAAAGAGATACTTACATTAGGTTAAACCACAGTTATATAGTGGTATACCTATGAAACTCAAACCGTATTGTATTAAGTGTGGTTGTGGTAATGGATACTTTAGAGGATTGTATGATCCTTATGTATTAGCATTGTTGACAGAGGATGCAGATCCTTGGTTATGGGAAGATAACGGTGTAGTACTGTTAGAGTAGTAGAAAGAAAATAATTTGATTGACAATGATAGCAAGAATTAAAGGTTTAAAGATTAGTCAAGCTTCAGAACGTACTGCTGTCACAGGATAGGAAATGATTCCATTCCAAGATGGTGAAAGAAATGGTAAGATCCGAATGATAGAGTTTAAAGATATGACTATGTATATCTTTGATCCTACTATCGTTGATGGTAAAGTAAGTCAAGAAGATTATGACGCATTAAAGCAAGCTATAGAGGAAGGTAAGCTTATCTATACTATTAATTCTAATAGAAATGGATTAGACTTAGCAACCGAAGTAGCTATAGTTGGTGGTACCATATACATTGAATCTCCTGACTTTATTAAAGAAGAAGGTACCAATAATATATCTCAAGTAGTATTTGATACTATTACTGTAGATGGTTCATTAAACTATAGTAAAGAACAATATACTACTACAGTTATTAAGACTACTGGAGATGGTACTAAAGTACTTACAGATAATGGTTAGTATGTATATATAGGTAATTTAGCATTAACTAATATTAAGTTTAAAGATGGTACTAATACATCTACTTATGACTTAGTAACTAATGGCATCACTTTCAGATAGAATGCTACTCCTTGTGTATCATGGAATACCGTTAAAAGTGGTAACAATATCTATATGGATATACGTATAGCTAATGCTACTGCATCTATGGATGGTCTAATGAGTAAGGAAGATTATGTAGAACTTAATACCACTATTCCTGGATAGATTGAAGAACTAAAGGAAGCTGACTCCAATATAAATAATAGAATAGACGATCTTGATGATAAGATTGATAAGGAGATTGCTGATAGAGAAGCAGAGATAGACCGTATAGAGAATAAGTTTGATGGAGTTACTGATAAACTAGAGGATGCTTTACAGAAAGAAATTGAAGATAGAAAAGCAGGCGACACTACTATTACTAATAGTTTAAATGCATTCATTAGTACTAAAGGTCAACCTAGTGGTTTAGCTGAATTAGACTCAACTGGTAAGGTTCCTGCAGCTCAATTACCATCTTATGTAGATGATGTATTAGAGTTCTCTACTAAAGCTCAATTCCCTCAGATTGGTGAAACTGGTAAGATATATGTATCTAAGGATACTAACTTAACATATAGATGGACTGGTACTCAATACTTAGAGATTAGTTAGAGTTTGGCATTAGGTGAAACTCCTAGTACAGCGTATTCTGGAGATAAAGGTAAAGTTAATAGAGATGCTTTAAATAGTATGCCTACTAAACTTACTTCATATCTTACTCCTACTACTAGTACTGGTGAATTAGTTAAGATTAACTATAAGTATGCAGCTAAAGATGGTTTAAATTATGGTCCATTACAGGATGATAATATAGATATACCATCAGCTACAACTACTAATGCAGGTGCTATGTCTGCAATAGATAAAGGCAGATTAGATGACTTATATAATGAATTTGGTAGTATACAGAATCCTGGTGATAAGCTTGATTCACTACCTAATAACCTAGTTACTGGTGTAGATGCAACGTCTAGAAATGCAACTAGCGTAACTATTAACTATAAGCAATCTGATTTATCTGCAGCTAGTAATTCATATGCGAATCCTATTACTAAGTCATAGACTATACCTGCTGCTACACAATCTGCAGCTGGTGTAATGACTGCTAGTGATAAGTAGAACTTAGACGTTAATATACCTAATAGAATTACTAATCTAGATAATAGAGTAACTACTGAAGTAGACAGATTAGAAGAACTTATTGAGAGTAGTTCATCTGAGATTACTAATGATCTGAATGTAGAGATTCAAGCTAGAAAGGATGGTGATAATCAGTTACAGACTAACATCAATAATCTGTAGTCTACTATGAATACAGAATTAGCTAAGAAGGTTGGTAAAGTAACTGTAGCTGGTTCTGGTAATGCTGTTACTACTGCATCTATTAGTGGTGATACTCTTACTTTAACCAAAGGAGCTACATATAATAACTATGTACATCCTGCTGGTTCTGCACCTAGTAAAGCATCTGGATTCTATAAGTTCTCTACTAATTCTACTAGTCATGTAGCTAGTGTTACTGCTGTAACTAAAAAAGATATTACTGACCTAGGAATCGCCGATACTAGTTCTACTCTTAGACTTTTACATATAGGTAATAAAGAAGACTATGAACATGTAGTAATATTATTATGGAAAGACGGTGAAGTGGCTACCAATAGAATAGATGGTCTATTCTATACCATGATGAACGGTTCTACAAGAAGGCAAGCTGCTGAAGCTCACTTGTGGTTCTCTAGATGGGCTGCTGGTTTTGATTATAAGTTCATACTGAACACTAGTCAACAAGGTTCAGGATTTTCATTAGTAACATGTACATATAATGGGGCTAAATGGTGGGGATTAAGACATATAAATGATCAAGCAGTAAACTTTTACTTTGATGGTTCAATGTCTTCCTAGATAAATCCCACTATAGTAAAATACTACAATAAGAATACGTCTACTGTATTGAATGCTGAAATTAACAGTTCTGTAACTAATGAAGCTGGTAAACTTAGTAGATTCGATGTAAATGGAGATCCATATGCCTTCTTAAGCGAAGTTAACACTAAGGTTAGTAAGTCTGGGGATACTATGACTGGAACGTTAACAATAAATCAAACTTCATCTGGCTAGCCTTTAACTTTGCGCGGTACTAATACTGTGGGTCTTATCTAGTTTGTTAATAACGAAGTAGAAACTGCAGAAGTAGGGTATACGGATTCATTAGGTGCATACTTATATAATGATAAACTGACAACTCATCCGTGTATATCATTAGGTAGAGTAGACAGTTTAGATGAAGGAGCAACTTTCTATTATGGAGGTACTCATTATAAATTACTACATAAAGGTAATTATGCTAATGAGTTAGATTAGCGTTATTCACCAAAAATGGTATATAACTATGATAAAGGATGTTTGGTAAAATTAAGAAATGCATCTAGTGTTGATGCAATGATTACTGTAAGAATATTCGGTAATTCCTATTATACTACACCTCCGTTTGATACAGTAATATAGTTCTATAATTATAATACAGGAAACTCAATAATATAGTATTCTGGGGTTAATAACGGAGCTGGATTTGGTGATATAAAAGTATTTATCCATGATGGTAAGGTTCATTTGTGGTTTAAACAAATACGACAATTCCAATCTTTTGTAGTACATGCTTATTATAGCAATAGCAGTGACTATCGTAACATGGTCGAATCTATAAGTAATGCAGCTATGCCCACTTCTGGAGTAGCTAGAATGGTAACTATAACTCCTAAATAGTCCATATATGCTGGAGATGATATTATTAGCGCAGCTGGAGGTATAAATATAGAACACACAAATGAAATAAATTCATATACTAACCATCTATATTTAAACCATAGGTATTCTTCTACTGGTGCTAGTACTAAGAATATACTTATGTGTGCTAACGGTGGATCAGTAATTGTTGGGGTTAATGTTGGATCTATTGCTGGAGATAATAAACTTTACATAGGTGGTAATGTAGCATCTTCTGGTAAAGTATCTGCAGCAGGTGGTTTCTTCAAAGAATCTGATGCTCGTTTAAAATCAGATATTAAACCTTTAGACTACACTCTAGATCAGATATGTTCTATACCTACTGTATCATTTATAATGAATGATTAGAAGCAAATAGGTACGATAGCATAGGACTTAGAGGAATTAGGTTTTGAAGATATAGTAACTGAAAGTGATACTCTTAAGTCTGAAGTAAGTAATCCCGAACAGTTTGAATCATTCACTAAAGATGGTGAAGAGTATGTTAAGGTTAAGAAGGTAGAGTATGAGATGTTAGGTGTATTAGCTATTGAAGGAGTTAAGATGCTTAAGGATGAGATTGATATGCTTAAAGCTGAAATAGAAACTTTAAAGAATAAGCAACATGAGTAATGAAATAGCAACATATTCTATGATATTAAGTAAGCTTAGTCTAGGTAAGAGTGGGACAGAATGTCCTACTAAGACCTAGATTTTAGCTATTAATTCATTAATCGTTATTGAGAATGCTTCTACTTATGGAGCTAATGAATGTGTAAAGATAGATGATATACGTAAGAAAGCAGAGACTTGGAATTACTACTTAACAGTATCTCCTACTAGTATGTCATTTGGAGCTGGTGGTGGTAGTAAATAGTTTACTTATAGTTCTTACAAAAGAAAGGTATTAAATGGAGTAGAATAGAGTGGTGATATAAGTGTATCATTAAAAACTTCTAGCGCATCTGGTACTGGATTCTCTATAAGTGGAACTACAGTAAGTGCTTCTGCTAATTAGACTGCTTCAAATAGAACAGGTAAAATTACTTTAACTCAGAATGAATCTAATAAGACAGCTACTATTAATTTGTCACAAAATGGTTATGTACCACCTGCAGATAATTATGTATTTACTTGGGAAGATGGTAGTACTTCAGATGTTAGTGCAAGCTTCCCGTGGGATTTCTCTACTAATGGAACTGCTGCTAATATACCAGTAGTATCTACTAAGAATGGTAGTAGTCAATCTTGGAGTGTGTCTAGTAAGCCTAGTTGGATAACTACTTCTACTACTAGTAGTAAAGTTACTATCAGTGCATCCGATAATAGTGGATCTGCAAGAAGTGGAAAAGTAGTATTAACTCAGAGTGGTTCTGGTAATACATTAACTGTTAATGTTAGTCAAGATGCTAAGCCTGCTGAAGATGAATACACGTTTGAAATTAGGAAATCTGATGAGGAATATACTGGTAAAACAAGTATTACATTTGATGTTCCTGCAAGCACTGTTGGTTGGTCTGGAAGTTATGCATATAGATCTAGGAAGAATGGAGAACAATTTGCTAATGTAAGCTTCTCATCTAGTGCAAGCTGGCTTCACGTTGAAAGTAGTGGTGCTTATACCGTATCTCATAATACAGGTAGCTCATCTAGATCTGGTACTATTACACTAACTCAAGCTGAGTCTGGATTGAAATGTTATGTTTATATAAATCAAAGCGGTTATACTCCTACATATACGTTTAACGTATCTCCAACGAATTTAAGTGTGACTGCAGCAGAAACGAACGAGACGCTTACAGTGAATTCTTATAAGACTGTACTTAAAAGCGACGGTAGTGAAACTACAGAATCTCTAAACTACGAATTCTCGTCAAACGCAAGTTGGGTTAATGCTGCAAGAACTACAACCAACACTACATATATAACTGTAGCATAGAACTTAACAACTAACTAGAGAAGTGCTAAGATTACTTTAACTCAAGCAGAGAGTGGTGCTCAAGTATTTACAAATGTTATCCAAGCAGGGCAATAGGTAGTTGACAATAAGCTTACTTTAACTAGTATTACTTATAGTACTGCTTACTTATTCCCTTCTGGTTAGACGCCAGTAGAAGGTGAAACTGTATATTTAGGTTTTATGGTACCTAACACATTCACATGGAAAACTTCTAATGGTTTAGCTATTAATAGAGGAACTATTTATGCTGGGAATATAGGGAATATATATGTACGTGAGAATGATAGGTATAAGTTAGTTAAATCGTTCTAGTTACAAACAGGAGATCAAACTATTAGTTTCTAATGAATCCGTACTTAGCACATATGACAGATAGAGAATTGTTGGAGCAGATATATCTTCTGCTCCTTCAAATCAACGTGAAGGTAAGTGAGATAGATAATGATACTAAACAATTTGGTATGAACGTAGCAGCCAATCTAGTTGGTGATGCTCTAATGATGAATAACAATGATGCCGAGAGAAGAAATAATTAAACAACTTAAACCTTACTTTGATGTAAAAGAGTTAGTATGTAATCACATATATAGTAGGTTTGGAGAATAGTCATGGATGTTCTTAAGTACATAGCTACTACATGTATTACTGTGTCTACGTACTGATATTTTACGAATGCCAATGCATATCAATATTGGTAATATGCATCAAAGAGGTATGCGTTGTAATATGTGTCCTTTAGTAAAGGGTAAGAAAGGAGTATATGTATCTGCACATGTAACAGGTAATGCAATTGATTTCACATGTGAAGGTAAGACTGCAGAAGAAGTAAGAGAGATAATAAAGGCTAAACCTTTGTTATTACCATGTAAAGTACGTTTAGAGGAAGATGTTACCTGGGTTCATATTGATGTATATGATGATGGAACAGAAGACAAAATAACAACATTTAAAGCATAATATATGTTACAGAGAGAGATAGTTAGATTTAGAGCATCAGATACGTAGCCTAATCCTCTAGAAGTAGATTATTGGATTGACGTTACCTCTAATTACTATGGCGGTTGTATTAGGTATTATCGTAATGATACTAATACATGGGAGATGCTAGATCTGAATGATAAGCAAGTAGATGCTATCATTGATTATATTAATAGAGCTCTTGATTAGATAGAACAGTTTATTAATGAAGCTATAACTGAAATCAGAAATGAATTAGCTGAGTTTAAAGATGAACTGAAAGAGGAAGTTAACAGACTGTGGTAGTATATTAATCAGAAAGTAGAAGAATTAACTACTTAGATTAGTAATATTAGAAATGAAATTAATGGTATTAAGTAGGATATTACAGATATCAATAATAACATTGATGATATAAACCAAGATATTACTAATATCAATTCTAATATTGAAGATATTCGTCAAGATATAACTAATATAGTAGGTAGTGATTTAACTTCTATTCAACAGAAAATTACTGAATTAACTCAGAATATACAAGAGTTAGATAGTAAGATTGACCAATAGATTAGTGATTTAAGAAGCTATATAAATAGTGAAATCACTAAAGCTAAGAATGAACTTAAGACTTATGTAGATGGTAAAGTTACTGATCTTACTGAGTTAATTAATCAAGAGATTACTAATAGAACTAATGCAGATAATAATTTGCAATCTCAGATTAATGAGCTTAAGCAATTGATTACTAATGCATAGAATGCTATTGATACTCATGCTGCTAGAAGAGATAATCCTCATGTAGTTACTAGAGCTCAATTATCATTAGCTACTACTGATAGTGTTGTATTTAATAAAGTGAGTGCTCCTAGTGGGTTCTTTAAAGAGTAATAGTTATGAATAAATGTAATGGTGTAAAGATATTGGAGCTGGATCCTAAGCGCATACTAGAAGGAAACGAATACATGGTAATAGCAGAGAAGGATTAGAACTTTAAAGCTCCTATTAACTAGATTGTTGATTTAGTAGTTAGTGATGATAGACTTAAGAACTACATAGATACTACTATAGAATCTTCAATAGGTGATTTCAAAAATGAAGTTAATCAAAGTATATCTGAACTTACTAGTAAGATAAATAACCTGGATAGTAAGATAACTACTGTTAACAACAGAATTACTAATCTGGAGTCTAGTATAGATGATATTGAACAGAGTATAACTAGTATCAATAATAAGATTACTAATATTGAGAATAATCTTGGTAATGTTGGTGAATTACTTGATGAAGAGTATATCACTCAGCTAATAAATAAACTTATTAGTGAGAATAAGATATCTGTATTAGATCCGGTACAACAAGCGATGAATAAGGGTACTGGCGTTACTTTAGCATTACCTAGTGCTAACAGTGGTAAGATATCATTACCTATATGGACTGGTACTGAAGCTGAATATAATGAGCTTACTAAAGTAGCAGGTATGACTTATAATATTATTGATGAGGAGAGTGAGTAATGTTAGAGTTAGGTATAGCAGGGGGACGAGCAGTTCCCCTACAAAAAAGAACTGTAGGTAATACTAATATATCTGATGTATTTGATGGAGTAAATCATATATGGCCTACTAGGGATGATGTAGCTTACTTCTATGATTTCAATAGTATATAGTTGAGATTCATATGGACTAATTCTAACGGTAGAGATTTTGATACCGGTACTAACATCACTAACGCTCCTAGTATCCCTAGTGGAATAGTAGGATGGCATTGGGGTTCGTCTGAAAATAGAACTCAACCGTTTTTATACTGGGGAGGCGATAACACTCAATCTGGAGCAGAGTGTGTAATGGTAGACATTAAATCCATACAAGATGTATATACTAATGATCCTAGTTTAACTATGCCGGAATAGTTAATTGTATAGCTTAGAGGAAACTGGTTTGGAAATAAAAATGACGGTATTGTGACTGTTGAATGTACTGCTTATAAAGGAGGAGTTATAGTAAAAGCATATCAAATGAAGGGTAGTGATATGGGAGTAACAGGTCAATCATTTGTATTCGCTGATAAAGATGGTTGGGTGTCCGAAGAAGGTATGCCTAATAAAATATGGGTTGGAGAAGCTGTTAAATACGTTGATAGATGGTATAAAATTAATCCTGTAGATGATAGCGTAGAAGGTATGCCCAATTTAACGATATAGAGAGACTTTACACATAAAGGTACTTTAAGTACTTCCGTTAATGGTTATGTTACATTTAATGGTAAATAGTATAAGACATGGAATGATTAGACTAATGTAGACGGAGATATAATAATAGGATCTGTTAGATGTCTGAATACTGATACTATGACTGAGGAAGGATAGATTAAAGTAATCGCTATGAATGAGAATGGCACTATATACAATGATAGTATAAGTACTGCATTCAGATATGGATATGTAGCGGGTAATAGTGAAAAGAGAGGTCAGCAGCTTATTAGGAGTTATGTAAGCAGTAGCGACGGTTAGGCAGCAGATGAGGAATTTGCTGTAGTTAATTACTTTGATAAGACTGAAGCTGGTCAAGTTGTAGCATTAAATCCAATAACATAATGAAAACAATATTGTATATTTCAATGATGAATATACGAGATAGAAAGAATACGATACTCCAGAACAGGAGATTATTTAATTATTAAATATTTGCAAATATGGTTAAACAAGAAAATCCTAATTTCATAGCATCTAAGTATGCTCCAAATCCTAAAGAGGTTTCTTACTGGATTGACTTAGCAACAGACAGTACTGGTAATGTTATTAAGTCATATAGTCCTGATCTTAAGAAATGGATACCGTTAAACAGAGATGCTAATGTAGACCAATGGACTCATATTAAAGAGATTGTACAATCTGTTGGTTTGAACTATGATAAGAATAGTGATGTTATATCTTTACCCGATAACAGTAGAAATAACTACTTTAAAGGTACTAGTATAGTAGACGCTATTAATAAAGGTGATGCCGCTGTAAAAGCTCAAGTAGATAGACTAGATACTAAGATTGATGATGTGAATGAAGACTTATAGGACTTCAAAGCATTAAAAGGTCAACCCAATGGTCTTGCTGAACTTGATGGTAATGGTAAAGTACCTGCTAGTCAATTGCCTTCATATGTTGATGATGTGATGGATGCATATGCTACTTATACTGTATCCCCTACTGGAGTACTTTAGAATATACAGTTATATGCAGATGCTGAACATGAAACTCCTATAGTAGGTGAAAGAGATAAAATATATGTTAATGTAACTCCTGGTGAAGTAAGCTATCAATTTAGATGGTCTGGTTCACAATGGGTACACATTGATTCTAATGCCATTATCATTGGCGATATTACTGGTACTGCTTATGATGGCGGTAAGGGTAAAGCTATGGAGAATGTAGTTAACTCTATGCCAGATAATTTATTAAGTACATTCCAGTTAGATCAAACAGATGTTAATAACATTACTATCAGTCTTACTGGAGTAGAAAAGAGTGGAGGTAAATATGTATAGTCTACTTTAGCTGATATTACTATTACTCCTGCTACTAATACTGTCGCTGGTTTAATGACTGGTGCTGAGAAGATAGCTATCAACGAAACTCTTCCCGATGCTATTAATGATGAAAAGATTGCTAGAGAAGCAGCTGTAAACGGATTAAAAGCTAAGGATACAGAACTTCAAGGTAATATTGACAGTTTAGAGACAGCTTTAAATCAAGATATTACAGAGCTTAGAAGTACTATACTTAAAGTAAATGATAAAGTAGGTTTAACTGAAGCTAATGAAATGCCTGACTTATCAAGTACTAATTACTTAGCAGATAGTCCTAGTGCTATAAGTGCTGCAGTTACTCTTGATGAAGAGATTGGTAAGCTTAGTAGAAATGAAAACGAACTGTGGTATGGTGTTAAGTTTGACTTAGCTAATAGTTCTAGTCCTGATGGTGTACGTACTGGTAATATGGAAATGCATAAAACACTTCCTATCCAGAGTAAGATGAGAGGTTGTACTATTAATAATGATGACAATACTAAGAGGTATTTAAAAGCAGACGATTGGAATAAATGGGAAGATGGCGTTACTATAACTGATGGTGGTAATGGTATGGCTCCTGAAATAATGGTAGAAATACCAGAGCATTATATATTATTAGTAGCTACTCCAGACAATACGGTTGAGATTCGTATGAGCGAATATAATCTCCCCGGTTATACCAAAGTAGAAAAGAAATACATTGGAGCGTATGAGGGTGTTATTAATACGGGTAGTGTAGATACACAGAATACGCTTAGGTCAATTGCTGTTTCAACACTTAAACTGAAACCTGTAGTAAATAAAACTAGAAACCAATTCCAAACCTTTGCTAGAGGGAATAATCGTACTAACAATTGGAATATCTATACCTACGGTGCGCATAGAGATCTTACTTGGTTATTCGTAGTAGAATATGCTACTTTGAATAGTCAGAAAGCATTTAATGCCAATTTAACTGCAGAAGGTTATCATCAAGGTGGTTTAGGTGAAGGTGTAACTACAGGAACTGTAACTGTAAATGGAGCTACTACATATTCTTTTGTACCTAGTGGTACTACTAAATCATTAGGTAATGGTACTGGTATAATCGAATATACACATACTAATACTAATGCAGAGGGTACATCTACTGGTACTAAGGTAGTTAATGTTCCTAGATACCGTGGTATTGAGAATCCATTTGGTCATGTATGGAAGAATGTAATTGATGTAGTAGTTGCTGGTACTGATAATAGTGTATATATTTGCAAAGATTATACTAAGTTTGGTACATTTGAAGGAGGTAATAATCCTACTGCAGAACAGTTAATTGCAGCAGGTTATGAGTTACAAGACTTTAAAGAAAGTACAATTACTAGTCAATATGTAAAAAAACTTGTTAATAATAATTAGGCAGATCTATTCCCAGCTGTAGTAGGAAATGGAGCTAGTGCTGCAACCTATTATTGTGATTATCACTGGACTAGTGCTACAGCTACACCTAGAACTCTTCTGATCGGCGGTCGCTCGGTCGATGGGTCTCTTGCGGGTTTGTTCGCTTTGACTTCTCACTATGGGTTGGACTCTTCCTATGCGTTTGTCGGGACTCGAATTACCTTCTATGGTGAACCGGCATTGCCAGCTGCTCCAGCTACATTAGAGTTAAATGATGAGGATTATGAACAATTGGATTCTATAGAATCTGAAGAAAACTGGTTTTAATTAACCAATAAAAGGTTGCAGTCGTGAGTAAATCAGCAGTAACTCAGACAATGAGTCTAATGCGGGTTTGTTCAATTTGAATTCTAACAATGAGTTAGACAATTCCAATGCGAATGTCAGGACACTGAAATACGTAAAAAAAATTATAACTGACAAAAAATCAAGGGCTGAACCTTACCTCTTGGTAAAATATGACATGCTTCTTAAGTGCATTGGTAGCAAAAGCGAAAATGCACGAAGGTATTTCAGAAAATATTATTTATGAAGAGATATAATAATTTATTCGATAAGATTGTTAGCTTAGACAATTTATATTTAGCAGATAAGAAAGCTAGAAGAAATAAATCTAGTAGAAAAGATATCAAAGAGTTTGACTAGAATAAAGAAGAATTACTTAAAAAACTATAGCAGAATTTAATTAACGGTACGTATAAAACTTCTGAATATAATACATTTATAATCAGAGAACCTAAAGAAAGATTAATATTTAGATTACCTTATTATCCAGATAGAATAGTACATCATGCTGTAATGAATATAATGGAACCTATATGGGTATCTATCTTTATTAAAGATACTTATAGTTGCATTAAACACAGAGGTATTCACGAAGCATTACATAATGTTAAAGAAGCTTTAAAAGATGTAGATAATACTACTTATTGTCTTAAGTTAGATATCAGAAAGTTCTATCCTAGTATAGATCATGAAGTATTAAAAAGCATAATAAGAAAGAAGATAAAAGATTGGAAGTTATTACAGCTATTAGATGAAATAATAGATTCAGCAGAAGGTGTACCTATTGGTAATTACTTATCTTAGTTCTTTGCTAATCTGTATCTTACTTACTTTGACCACTGGCTTAAAGAAGATAAATAGGTTAAATATTACTTCAGATATGCAGATGATATAGTAATACTACATAAGGATAAAGAGTATTTACGAGAACTGTTTGAAGAAATGAAATAGTATTTAGATACTTTAAAATTAACTTTCAAAGATAACTATTAGATATTTAAAGTAGAAGACAGAGGTATATCTTTTGTAGGTTATGTAATAAGGCATGACTATACTTTAGTAAGAAAGAATATTAAGCGTAGTATGTGTAGGAAAGCTGCTAGATTGAATAGAAAAAAGAACATTACAATGGAAAATTATAAGCAAGAAATGTGTAGTCATATAGGATGGCTTAAACATTGTAATGGTATCAATCTATTAAAGAAAATATTACGCTATATAGATCTATTAGTTTATGCTAGATGATTTTAATAATAGAAACCTTAAATATACCTTATCGTTATATAATTATAATCTCAAACGGAATTTCGAGCCCTCTCAGATTTTACTCCCCTTTTAATCTGTTAGGGCTTTATTTGATTTTATTATCAGCTACTATCTATGAATTACCAACAATTAGGAGAACATACTATGTCAATATTTAAGAACATGTTCAGTAGTGCGGATAAATGCGTAGCTTCTGTTATAACTGGGCTACTTTCTATATTCGCGCCTGTATGGGTTCCTATCACTACTGTCGGTATATTGATACTACTTGATGCTATCTATGGTTATAAAGTCTCTAAAAAATATGGGCATCCTAAGATTGAATCACATAAAGCATGGAAAACTATATGGAAGACTAGAGATGCAGCAGTAGCAATAACTAGTGCGTCAATAATAGATTAGCTGGTAGTAACCTCTATTAACCTGCATGCTGTAGAAATAGTAGCAGGAATGATAGCCTTAGTTGAGTTTTGGTCGTTACTAGAATCATTTAGCGACTTATATCCTCAATGGAAGATATGGAAAATACTCAAGAAGGTTATAAAAGCAAAAGGAGAGAAATATTTAGATATATCATTAGATAAAGAATTACCAGATGATTCCAATACTAAAGCAGATAGTTAATTGGTTTACAAGGAATTTCAGAGCAGTCGCAGTAGGTTTAGTTAGTTTACTTATTGCGACTGTTTTTGTTTAGAACCATTAGCTATAGAAAAAGAATAAAGAGATTGACAGAATAACTAACAATATTAGAGCTTACGAACAATTAGCATCCTAGAAGGAATAGTTAAACAGAGTACTATAGCTTACTATAGAAGAACTAAATACTAGTAATGATAGTTTATTAAAAGAAACTAAGGATGCTTAGAAAAAGCTTAAAATCAAAGACAAGAACCTAACTAATATAAATGTAATCAATACCGAGATTAAAGATTCAGTTAGAACTATTATAAAACATAAGCTAATAGATTTCGACGAAGAACTTAAAATTAATCCATTAACAACTATCATAGTTAGTAGAAAGGATTCAATCCTTAAAGCCACATTAGATATTAAGAATCAATAGATTCTGTTTGTAGAAGAGAAGAAAGAATACAAGAATAAGTACCGTAACGGCTTTATTAGGTTCTTGCACTTTGATTGGAAGCGTATACGTACCAAAAAATATCAGATAGTTAACAGTAACCCAATAATCAAGGTAACTGATACTCGTGTAATTGAGTTACCAAAATGATAATCAATATATTCAATAATATTAATCAATAATAATATGCATAGAATATTTCGTGTAAAGGCTTACGAAGCAGAACACGGTCCTCACTTCAATGAGGAACATGCTCGTAAAGCTGTAAGTAAAATGGAAAATGAGGATGGTACTCGTGGACCGCATTGGTCTGTAGAGGAAACTACCGCATTAGCCAGTCAGTACGGAATAAATCTGGGTAGCAGATTTAATCGTTATGATTGGTTCGTAGCACTTAACATGGTTTATTCTGATTACTATAAAGTAATTATAAGTATGACTAACTCTAATAGTACTAAGCATTTTGTTGAATTGGCAAAGGCTTGGATCAATGATAAAGACATTGATGAAGGTAAGATGTGGTATTACTATATTTACGTTATGTGTGATAAGATCAGACAAGCTGAAATGGAATGCTATGAGGAAGAAGTTGAAAAGCGTGACAAATACGAAGATGACGATGATGACGAGTTTGAACGCATAGGCTTATTCCGTAGAGGTGGTAGAAGAGGTGGCATGATGCGTGGTGGTCGTAGAGTATATTCTACTAGCAGAGCTAGAGATTATGAAGATGACTATGAACGTATGCTCGAAAGAGAAAAAGAGTACGAACCTTATTCAGAATATGGACGTGGCAAAGCTGTTCGCTACGTTAGATATTAATAAAAATCAATTTTTAAATTAAATCAATTATGTTAGAAGATAGAATTATTGTGCAGGATCGTGGTATTGATGCTGGTCTTGCTGCTTTAATGCAAAACGCTAATAAAGGTATGGATCCGGCTGCTTTGATGGCTATGATGAACAACGGTGGTTTCGGTGGAAACGGCGGTTGGTGGTGGATTTGGATTATTTTGATCTTCTTCTGCTGGGGTGGTTTTGGTGGTAACGGTTTCGGTCGTGGAGGTAATGACGCAAGTCGTTTAGCTTCTCAGCTGAATAATGACGCTAACACCAACCTGTTAATGCAAGCTATTAATGGCAATAAGGAAGCTATAAGCTCACTGTCTAATACTTTGAATTGTGATATTAATGCTGTTCAGACAGCTCTTAATACTATCAATTCTGGTGTAAGTCAGATTTCTTGTGATACTAAATTGTCTAGCTGTGAAGTAATCAATGCTATTACTTCAGGTAATGCATCTCTTGCTTCTGAGTTAGCTAATTGCTGTTGCACTACTCAGAGATCTATTGATGCTGTAAATAACAATATTACTAAGATGGGTTATGAAAACCAGTTGTCTGTATGTAATCAGACTAATAACTTAGTTAATACTATGAACAGTAATACTTTAGCTCTTCGTGATAGTGGTACAGCTAATACTCAATCTATAATTGCTAAGTTAGATGCTATGCAGAATCAGGCTTTGCTTGATAAGATTGATAGTTTACGTGAGAGAAACTCTACACTGCTTACTCAGTTAAGTCAGGAACACCAAACGGCTACTTTCGGTAATATGATTAGCTCTGCTACTGCTCCGATTGTAACTAAGTTGAATTCTTTACAATCAGATGTAGATGGTATTAAATGCAAATTACCTAATACAGTAAGCGTTCCTTATCCGCAATTGTCATGCTATAATCCTGAAATATTTAGAGCTGCTGCTATGGGAGCTTATGCTGGTGATGCAGCCTTTAATGGAGTAGGTTATAACAATGGTTGTGGTTGTGGTTGCTAATAAAGAAAGGAGGTAATTATGTATCCTTTCTATAATGTACAACCGTTATTCCCATTTTGGGGTCCATTTTTATTTGGAAGGCGTCGTAGAAGATTAAATACTATATCTGGAATTCCAGTACTTAAAACTACTGGGGTAGTAGCTACTTCTACTGAAGTAAGATATGACGTTAATTATCAAGAGTATAGAAGTTTACCAAACGAAGGATTGTTCTTTCTGGATGTAAGACAGTCTTCTGCTGAAGCTAGCGCTTCATTACCAGTAGGTTTATCAGATGGTAACAGTGAAAATAATAATCAATCTATGCTTCGCAACGCTCTACAAGAAGATGTACAAGCAGGTGACCTACAACTAAACTTTAGATATTTAATATATTATAATAAATGTAATAATGTCTATTAGTTAGTGAATGCTTATCCTGCAAATATAACCGCACCAGGTGCGTAATAATAAACAAAAGAGCTCTTAATTGAGCCCTTATAAAACTAACTTATTATGTTATTCAATCAATTAAATATAGGTGACAAGGTATATATAATAGAAGTAGTTGGTACATTCAAGAAGACTACTGAGTATAATGAAGGTTCCGTTACTCAAGTAAGTTCAATATATGATGAGCCACTACCACCAGGATAGTTCCCTATGCCTAATCAACCCAGAAAGAAAGTAGTAGATATAACTATATAGTGTAATGGAGAGACTAAGAAGTTTACTATACCTGAGAATAAATCAGTTATAACAGATAATTCTATAGGTCTTACTATATCTACTGATAAACAAGAAATTATAAATATAGTACGTAATCAATATAATACGTATAAGTAGAGAAAAGAGGCAATAGCTAAATGCGATGAAGAAATGGCCAAGTGTCAAGTATTATTAGATAAGTTGGGAGTAGATAATGAACCAGCTAGAGAGAATGATAAAATATTAGAACTATAGAAAGAAGTTAGTGAGTTGAAGAATATAATAAGGAAAGCTAATTAGATGGTTCCACCACCTATGAAGGAAATGCTCCCTTAGGATATGAAGAATGCTATGGATAAGGTTGGTCAATAAGATCAACCTTTTTTATTTTAAGCCTTTTTAAGACCGCTATTACTTGAATTAAAGGATTGTATTACTAATAATAGAAAGTGCCTATAACAGCCTTAAAATGCGTTATATGGCTTATAACGTTATTAAAACATAATATATTATGACACTCAATTAGCTTGTAGATAACATTCTACTTATTGCTCGTAATAATAATATTGCAGAGTCTGAGCATTTAAGTAGAATACAAATTGAAAAGTGGATCATAGGTTATAGGGCTATGTTGATTAAGCAAGATATAGATAAGGGTAGAGATATAAATGAATTATATCTTACTACTATAGAACCTATCCATTTAGATCGTGAAGAAACTGTTCCAGGTTACTTTACTTATGTGGGAGATAAAGAACTCCCTAAGTTAATAGACTTTAACTATAGACCTGGAGTAATAAATGTACGTGATATGTTTGGTAATATAATTTAGATAGGTAGCCGTACTAAAGCTAAATTATAGAAGTATAGAAAAGCTACGTGTAAAGATTACATTGCGTGGGTTAAGAATAATAGAATATACGTAGATGGTGATTCTAATCAGCTAGAGTATATCAGTGTAGATGTAATAGCTGAAGATCCTACAGAACTTAATGCTTGCTTTGATCCAGACAACGAGTTTCCTATACCGTCTGCAATGATACCAACTATTACATAGATGATATTAGAGAGAGAATTACGTTTTATGATTACTATGCCTAGTGATGATACCAATGATGCGCATGATGATACATAGAACAGAGTTAGTAATAAATAATTGATATATGAAATATTAGAGAAAGAGTTATACTACTACTGATTTCTATGAAAGCTATAAATAGTACATAGAACCTAATACTCCATACGATATTGACTTATAGACATATAAAAATATCATTAATGACTATTTTTAGTACATTAGAGATGAGGTGATGTACAGTTGTAAAGAGTTCAAGTTTCCATGTAGATT